CCTCGATGGCCAGCATCAACTGGTACCGCAACAAGCTGCGTGGCGACGGCGAGAACGTCCCGACGGCTCGCGAGCTGAAGGCGGAAGCCAAGGCCGAGCAGAAGGCCGCGAAGGAAGCTGCCAAGGCCGAAGCCAAGGCCAAGCGCGAAGCCGAGAAGGCCGAAGCCAAGGCGAAGAAGGACGCCGAGAAAGCCGAAGCCAAGGCGAAGAAGGACGCTGAAAAAGCGGAAGCTAAGGCCAAGGCCGATGCCGAGAAGAAGGCCAAGGCTGACGCCGGTGGCGAAGGCGGCAAGGGCCAGGACTTCCTGAAGTAACGCAGGCCTCTGGGCCGCGAACGAGGGGATCCCTCGAACCGCGGGCCCGGTAATATAAGGGAACGAGTTGCGAAACTCGTTCCCTTTTTCTTTACCTGGAGAGATAGCATGAACATCGAATTAAAGCGGGTCTATTATGTTCGAGGATCGGCGCCGGGGCATTGGGCCCGTCGCTCTGAGGTGAAAGACCCGCCCACCAGCGGCTACAGTCATGCGCTGGTAATCGTCGGGGACAAGCGTTCTACTATCCTCTGCCCTTTCACGCTGAGCGCCTTCCAGGTCTCAAATAAATGCTCCGAGCTCGACTGCCCGGCGCTGGACTTGGACAAGGACAGGATGGCTAAGGTCATCGTAGAGACGTGGGAGAGCTGCGTGCGGCTAGGATTCCAGCGGGACTTTGGCGTAGCCGCCATGGTGCTGGCCGAGTTCGGCCATGCGGTGCCGAAGTTCCTGCCTGCCGTAACCACTCTCCCGGACGGCTCGCGCGAAGAGGAGAAGACCCGTGGCGGCAAGCCCGTCGACCATGACGCCTTAAAGCCTTGCAATCCGGCAAGCAAGCGTGCCGAAGTCGCCCGCTTCTTCATGGCAGACGAGCCCCAGTCTCTGCACGAGGCAATGGCTAAGCTGGGCCTCACCCGGTCCGGCGTGCTGTCCCATCTATTCACCCTCAATAAGGACCACGGTGTCGGCTACGACCTAGTGAGAGATTGCGCCATTCTTATCGTGCCTGAGGGGTTCGATTTGTTCGCTTGGGTTGCTCCTGTGCGGGCCGAGAAGCCAGTGCCGATGAATGACGACGGCACCCCCAAGGCTCCACCGAAAAAGCGTACCAGCGGCAAGCCAATACGGGAAGAGGCTCTGAAGCCCATACCGGAGCCCGGGAAGCGCGCCCAGATTGCTCGCATATTCTTGAACTGGGCGCCGGTCATCGACGGCCAGCAGGCCCTCGATATTGACCGCTCAGCCGTGCTGTCCCACCTCTTCACGATTAACAAGGAGAACGGCCTCGGCTACGAGCTGTCCGAGGATGGCTCTCAGGCGAGGCTATTGATCCCCGACGGGCACGAGGTGTTCTGCGCTAAGCAGTCCCGTGCCAAGAAGTCTGCCCCGACGGAGTGAAGCAGATGGCCCGCCCCGATATGCACCTAATCGTCGGCGCCGTCCTGGATGGCGCTGGCATACCCTACACCATAGATCACGGCGGCAGACATATCAAAGTCCGATGGGAGATAGACGGCAAAGCCTACTCCTACTCGTGCTCGAGAAGCCCATCGGACAGACGCGCCCAACAGAATTGCCGGTGCGACGTGCGCAGGATTTTACGATCAGCGGGGGTCCAAGCGTAGGCCCCTCAATTAGATGGCTCGGGTGAACTGCCCGGGGCGTCAAGATACAGTCTTACTTCAACCGCTCAAACTAGGAGAGCATAGCATGACCAACACCTCCCGACCTGCAGTAATGGACGCCTTCGTGGCGGCTTTCGTGGCGCGCCTTTTGGCTGGCGCCGAGGAGTTTAACCGCTCCATCATCGGCTTGCCCATCCCCGAGTCCCCCAAGCTGCTCAGCAAGTCACGGGCCTCTTGGGCCGCAGGAGCTCTTCAGGAGGAGCTGACCGAATTCCAGGACGCGCAGGCGGATAAGGACATCCTCGAGTCTGCGGATGCGCTGATCGACCTCATCTACTTCGCCCTCGGCCGTCTCGTCGAGATGGGAATCCCGGCGCGTATGGTGTTTGACGAGGTGCAGCGCGCGAACATGGGCAAAGAACGCGGGGAGCTGTCCAAGCGTCCGGGCTCTCTCGGCTACGACGCCATCAAGCCCGAAGGCTGGCAGCCGCCGGACCATTCAGCCCTGCTCACCTTCTCGGCAGAAGACCTGGCCAAGGCGCGTCTGTGGGACAGCCTTTCCCCTGTTCTCAAGAAGGTGGCCGAGCTGCGCGCCAAGAAGGGACAAGACTACAACGCCGGTCCCCAGCTCAAGGACTACTTCCCCTTCGGGCATCTGTCCTACGCCCAGATGGTCCACCTGAAGACCCTCCGCATCCACTCACTGCTGGCCGTACTTCAGTCGGGCAAGCAGCCGAACTTCGAGGGCCTGCTGGACACGCTGGAAGACCTCATCAACTACACGACCTTCTATGCTGAAGCAGTTGAGGACGGGTCGGTCAATCAACCTATGTTCGGAGGAGCTTCGGAATGAGCGGCATCAGTCTCCCTTTCTTTGACATCTATGGCGCCCTCATGTCGTGGGTGCTCACGTCCGGCCACGAGGAGGTCAATTCCCGCACCAAGCATCGGGTGAAGGTGGGGCGTGGCGGCACGTCCTTCCGGCTCGACCTGTCGGATGGCATGTTGCCCACGGCGGGCTATCGTAAGCTCTTCCCTAAGAGCGCTGCCGCCGAGGTCGCATGGTTCCTCATGGGCACACAGGACGCCACCTTCATCCGCAAACACGCACCGCTGTGGGACAAGTTCATCGAGCCCCTGGCGAAGCAGGGCGACTTGTTTGATGGCGATGTGGTGGTGGAAGGCATCAAGGCCGCCTACGGGTACCGCTGGCGTCGTCACTTCGGCCGCGATCAGCTGATCGAGGGGGTCAACGCTCTCTCGGCAGACCCGTCCGATCGGCGCGTGGTAGTGGTTGCTTGGGACCCGGCGGAAGACGGCAATGGCGCCAAGGGGCAAAAGAACGTGCCTTGCCCCATGGCTTTCACGTTGAGCCTTACCGCCGGCGAGCTGCATTCCAGCTTGATGATCCGCTCCTCTGACATCTTCGTGGGTCTGCCTTACGACGTCATGGGGCATGCCTTGCTGCTGGACGCTATTGCCGCCACCCTTCGCGTTAAGCTTGGCGTGATGCACATCACGCTGGCCCATCCGCACCTCTACGAGGATCATTGGGGTATGGCCGAGGAGTGTCTGCGGCAAGCGCCCGTTCTGCCGGACTTACAGCTTCCGGGCTTCAACCTGCAGCAGATTATGCGGGCTCCTGACGACTACGTGGCTCGCGTCGCCGAAGAAGCCGCTTCCAAGCAGTGGCCCTCCTTCAACCCTCGCCCCTTCGTAGTGGAGTAAGCATGGAAGCCCCCATCAAGCGCACCCGGGACCAATGGGACAGGTTCTTCTTCCGCTTCGCCTTGGAAGTCGCGACCTGCTCCAAAGACCCCGACCGCCAGGTGGGGGCTGTTCTCGTGCCAGGCGACCGCCGGCAGCTGTCTATGGGCTACAACGGCTTCCCCGAGGGGATTCCAGACCTGCCCTCGCATCTTGCGGACAAAGCCTTCAAGCTGGCAAACATGGTACACGCCGAAGAGAACTGCCTCCACCAATCCCCCTTTAATCCGTCGGGGTGCACGATGTACGTGACTCGCTTCCCCTGCCACCACTGCGCCGAGCGCATCCAAGGCGCCGGGGTCTCGCGGGTCGTTGCGCCTCCCCCTGAGCTCGGCCACCCGCGATGGGGAGAGTCTTGGGCGCGAGCTCTCGACATCTTCAAGCGGGGGAGTGTCGAAGTCTCCCTCTTCACCAACTAAAGGATATACGATATGGGTAAACTCAACCTCCTGCTAGCCGTATCCCGTGACGGCTTTGTGGCGCGTGGTCCCAATGACGACATGCGGTGGACCGGCTCGGCCGACAAGGCGCTGTTCAAGACTCTCACCATGGGCACGATCCAGCCCTTGCTGTGCGGGCGTACAACTTTCGATCTGATGCCGCAACTCGAGGGGCGTGCTCTGGTGCCCCTCAGCACTAACCCGGAGCTCGGCATGAGCCTCGAGGCGGCAGCGTCGCGATACCCTGGAGCCTGGCTTATCGGAGGGCCTACGATTGCCCGGGCCGCTCTGGATCGCGGCCTGGTGCGCTTGGCCTACATCAGCAAGGTCCAGGCTTCGGTCAAAGAAGGTATCCCCTTCCGCCCGCTGGAGAAGCTCCTGCAAGACCGCCCCAAGGCGGAGATGTGGGTAGACACTGGGGTGCACGTCCAGGTCTTCGGGGTCAAGCGTGGCTCGTGAGGTTCGCCTGTGGGAGTGGCTGCGCGACGGCCTCCGCGGCACGGCAGGCCTCCATATGCGCCGGGTTGAGAACCTGGTGGGCGATGGAGACCCCGACGTCGACGGGTGCTATCAAGGCAGCTACTTCGAGGCGGAGCTGAAGGGGTGCGACCGGCCGGTGCGTGGAGGGCTTCTCGGGTTCGAGGTCCGCCAGTCCCAAGTCATATGGCACCGAAAGCGGTGGCGCGCCGGCGGCAATATCTGGCTCTACGTGCGAGTGGGCAAAGGGCGAGAGATTAAGAGGTATCTCGTGCCAGCTAAGCATACCGCTAGGATCAAGGAGGGGGTCACCGAGCAGGAGCTGGCCGACCTCGCCGTCCTGCCCCCCGACCACTCGGCGGCAGACTTCCTCCGGCGGGTCGTACTGGCGGAGCCACGATAGACCAAGGGCCTTCGGGCCCTTTTCTTATGCTCAATAAATATGCGCGATGCGCGCCCGCCCGGGCGTATAGCACGCTTTGCTGGAAAAGGGAGCCCTTTGGGGAGAAAATATATTTTTGAAAAAAGTTGGTTGAAGGGGCTCCCATACCCAGCGTTTTGCTCTATTATCTATCCATACCAACGCAACACACTTAAGGAGTTCCATCATGAAGATCGCTGACATCATCCGCGCAGGCATCGCAGCCGCCAAGACCAACGAGCAGATTCTCTCTGACGTCAAGGCAGCTCATCCGCAAGCCAACACCAATGCTGCTTGCATCAACTGGTACCGCAGCAAGGCCAAGAAGGCTGAGACCAAAGGCGCCAAGAAAGCCGCCGCTAAAGTGGAAACCCAAAAGACCCCTATCGCCGCCGCAATCGGCCACGGTTGGACTGTCGACAAGCTCAAAGAGTTCAAGGGCATGGAAGGCAGCGGCTACAATGCCGACCTCTACCGCGACGGCGTTAAGGTGGCAGAGGTGATAGACGACGCTTCGGGCGGCCCTCTGATGATCCAATGGCTTGACAAAGCCACCGAGACCTTTGACACCGTGGACTATCAAGGCAAGCCCTTTGCTCGCCGCTGCACCAAGGAGGAGAAGCTGCTTCTCGAGTACGTAGCCACTCTGCCCGCTTACGAGTGCCACGGCATGACTCTTGCCCACAGTGACGAGACCTTCGTGGACGACCTTGTAAATCATGGCTTTATCGTGAAGCAAGTGCGTTCGCTGGTTCGAGGCAAGGTCGCCTTCATTACGGCCGAAGGCAAGGTCTACACCATCAAGACCGCTCTGTCAAGCGACGTCCGCGCACGCATTGAGCTGCAACACAAGGGCGCCACTATTCTCAATGACATCGACGAGAATGCCGCGGCCGAGATGCTCAAGGCGGCTCGGTAACCCCTAAAACGCGCAATGCACTGCGAATAATGGTCTTCCCCCGCTCCCTTTATGGGGAAGACCACCTATAATGGATTCCGTAGCGCCACTGCTACTTGACCTTGAACTTGGAGAAACACCATGAACCTCGAAACCTTCAACATGATGACCCTCGTCGCTATCCACAACGCCATCAGCGACAAGCCCGCCTCCCTTAAGACCTTCTCTCAGCGCTCGAAGGCCGTCGATCGCATCAACAAGATTGCCACTGAGAAGGGCATCAAGCTGTCTGACCTCTTCGACGAGAATGGCATTGCCAAGCCCACCGAAGCCGCCAAGCCCACTGAAGCCGCCAAGGAGCCCTCGGAGGTGACTTCGGGCATTGCCTCTATGTTCTCGCAAATCAACTCCGCCACTAAAGCCAAGGAGCCGAAGGCGGAAAGTAGAACCGCAAGCGCCCCGAAGGACAAGGCCGAGAAGAAGGAGAAGAAAGCCAAGGGCTCAGTCATCCGCCACGTGGCAGAAGGCTTGCTGATGGAGGTCATCACGCATGACGAAGACGGCCGCCCCTATGGCCATCCGTATGACGTCATCCTCGCCAAGATTCACGAGCAATTCCCGGAAGGCAAGACCTCGGTGGCATGCCTCCGCTGGTACGCTGTCCACATGCGCGACCGTGGCGAGCGCGTCCCCAACCGCCCGCGTGTGGCCCCCAAAAAGGCCGACTGACATGGCTCGGGTACCTATCCGCTTTAGGTGCCCGCACGGCCTCCACCAAGCAGAGTGCTACACTTGCGTGGAGGCCAAGCGGCGCTCTTACCCATCAATCAAGAAGGACATATCAATGACTGCTCAAATGAGAATCTCCATCGTGGGAGAGAGCTACCACAAAGGCGCCTACGAGGCCCGCATCCGCCTCAAGAAGGGTGAGGAGCTGTGGCTCATCCGCGAGACCAATAACTCCTTTGACAAGAACGCCGTGGCCGTGCACAACGCTGATGGGCAGAAGCTGGGCTACATCCCACGCCAAGACGCCCCGGCCGTTGCCAAGGTCATCGACTCCGGCAAGACCTGCAAGGCAGTAGTGCGCCTCGCAGGCACCACCGCCATCGAAGTCTCTTGGTGAGGGCTCTGCCATGCTGAAGAATATGCTCGGGGTTCTCGTAGGCTTCGCCTTCATCGCTGCCGCTGCTTCGGCCTTCGTACATTGGCTGGACCGCCCTGAAGTCCACAAGTCATGGGCGACACAGCAGTGCATCGACGTCAAGGACCCGGCCGCAGCAGCGGCTGGGCGTAAGACTGAATGGTCTTGCGACAACCTCCCTCCGCGGTATGAACTGATTTGGGTCAAATAGGAGACTTGCCATGCCTCGCGCTTCCACTCTTATCCTCGCCATGTCCGTAGCTTTAGCCCTCGTGGTTGGGGGCTCGGTAGTCCTCTCGATCAAGGCAGCGTTCAGCAAACTCGGCCACGAGTTCAGCTGCGCGCTAGCCTCCCCCAATGCGGAAGGCGATAAGTTGGTGGGAGGAAAGGAGTGTCCGACTGTCGCCAAGCCTGAGACCGCCAAAAATCAAGCGGTCGAGCGTGTCGAGGCGCGGTTCTAGGCGCACTAGGGCGCTCGAGGTCAGCTAGGCCCTGATGCTCAGCTAGGTCTACCGGTCCGAGCGGACAGTCTCACGCCTGAGGCATAAAAAAGACGCCTCCCAAGAGCGACCTTGGGAGGCGTAAAACCATTTGCGCGGCGAAGGAGAGCGGCCGGACCGCGCAAACGGGAGGGCCTAGCGGTGAATGAATTCCTTTATGCCAATCCACACGGCGGCGAGGAGACCCGAGACGATGATGCCCGTAGCCGCGAGCATCCCCTTCTTCTTGATGCTCTCCGAAGTCTGCCGCCATTCACGCAGGTGCTGGAAGTCTTTCTGCACCTCGATCGGGTCATCCAGCTTCACACCGAGCATCAGAAAAGACTCCCGTACGGTCTCGCGGATGATGACCCGGGCCTCTTCCGGAGTCAGGGTCTGAAGCAAGCGCTGGGATTGCGTCTTGCTGTCTTGTGGTTGGAAGTCTTGGCTCACTTTGCTGGTCCTTTTGTCGGTGGTTGTGCTTGGTCTGTCGTGCTCCTCGGCGTCACGCGTGAGTCGCGGTAAAAGTTGATCTGGAAGGAGGCCTCTTGAATCCATCGGGCCACTTCAGCGAGATTGCGGGCCAGGGCGGCATAGCCCTTCTCAGTCACCGCAAATAGGGCAACCCCGTCGACCTCGACGACTTGCCAATGCACGGCTTCCGTGCGAATCGGTTGGACGTCAGGGAGTACCGCTGCTGGGGGCTGCTTGACTTCCGCCGGCGGCTGCTCCTTCGGAGGCAGACTCGAGCAAGCGGAGAGCCCGATCAGTGCCAGCGTTAACACGGCGCTCGATAAGCCCCGGCTTACGCTTGGCAAGCGCGCCGAGGTCGTGACTGGATAAGACATCAAGAATCTCCCTCTGGTATGCGCCCGCCTCACGCTGAGCTTTGTTGAATGCGGTCAGAGCCTCACGCTGAGCCTCAGCGGCGGACTCCCACTTGTCAATGGCCTTCTCGAAGGCGTCAGCTCTAGCGCTCTCACGGCTCACGTCGGCTTGCAGCGTGGCAACTCTGGCGGAGAGCTCTGCCTTGCTGTCCACCAGGCCGGCATAGTGCTTATAGGCCAAGAAGACCGCAGCCACGCCAAGGGCAACCGCGCCGAGCTTAAGCCAGTTAATTGTCAGGGCCATAGTATCCTCACGGGTAAAGACTGGCCGGCAGCTCGAAGTGGGGACCGTCCAAAAAGGCCGACTTCCCGGCAGCCTTGCGGCGGGCGGTGTACTCGGCCACGGCGCGCTCTGGGTCGCCAACATTGGACAGGACCATATCCCAGACACCTCCCCAGCGGATTGCTACGGCTTCGAGCTGGCTGGCTTGTTGCACCGCCTTGGCGACCTCGTAGCAGAGAGGCCATTCCCAGGCCAGTTGCCCGCGACCGTTCACTGTCTTGAGAGGCACGAGGTCGACTGCGTGGCCGAAGCCGTCAGCGCCGACCAGGTGGCGAGAGTTCATTGTTTGACTGGCGCCCTGGGCGACAAGCTGCTTTTGTCGAGAGGCGGTGCGCAAACCCTCGAACACCTGGAAGTCGACAGTCGTGAGAGTGATGGCGCGCTCAACGACCCGAACAAGATCGGGGTGCACGCCTTGAAGGTTGGACCGAGACTTGGTCCCCAGTACGAAGGTCATGGCATATCCTCCACAACGGGGCTTGCAGCAGCGGGGGAAGACTTGGAGGCGGGTAGGGACCGAGTGGAGTAGCGGGACGCCACAGCTGCAGGCCCCATTATTTTCTTAGTGGCGACGTCTTCCCAGGTGGCCCCGAAGACGTAACTACCCACGATGCCGATAAGGGTGAAGAAGGCCATGGTCATGGCGGTATCGGCAGGCCCAGTGTCGAGGCCTCTGATTAGGATATACCCAATGACGAGCATGCAGAAGCCCGACACCGCGAACATAAAGCGGCGCCGGACTGTCCAGCAGAAAAGCTCCTCTTTGGGACGGGTGGCCACGTTGGCTCCAAGGTAGTGACGACAATACAATGGCTCGATATTGCCAACACTGGTGAGCTATGTATGCCGTCGCTTACACTACTACACCGCCACGCCAGCCGTCCAGCCCGAGGCAAGGTAGGTTGAGCGCACCTCTTCGTCCTCCACTAAAACGGCTACTCCGGGGCGGGGAGAGTAGAACTCCCAGCCATCCGAAAGGCGCACCGCGATGGCTCCGTCATGTCCCTCCCATTCGCCGACAGCACTCGCGGCCACGATGTACCCGTCCCCCTCGGCAGGGGTTATGGTAGAAGGGTCCGCGACAGCGCGGCTCTTGACCGTGGGGTGGAACCCGATGCGCCCGAGCAATAGAAGGTTGTAGTCCATCCCGGTGTTCCACCCGGACTCTCCTAGGCTCCAGCCATACAGGAGGCCGGATCGTGGGTCTACTTTTGCAGGCATTTATATTCTCCAGATTAGATTGGGACGGGGACAATGCTGTCCTTGAGCTTGGTGACTTCGGCGCCTTCCCCAACAGCGAAGACTGTGACAGCCTCGGAGGTGAAGAGCACGACCTCGAAAGCGCCAGAGTTAGGGTCTGACTCAACCTCGCCCAGGCTAATGCCGCTCTCACGGTGCACGACCCGGATAGTCCGGGCCAGCGGCGCGTCATTGGGGTCGGTAACCACGCCGGCGATGCGCCGATAGGAGAACCCCGGCGGCACAACGGGCCGGCCGGGGACGGACGCGACAAAAGGCGAGGTAGCGAGCACTTCGAAGGTCAGCTCTTCAACGTCGAAAACGGCTGCGATGAATCCTTGTGAAGTAGTATTGTAAATCAATAGGGCTTTCTCATCTGTAAGCCAATGTATGAAGCCATTGGCGCTAGACCCGAAACTGCCCCGGTACCCCGCCGGCAGGCTAAATGGTATGCGCTGCATATCCGAGAGCCTGATGAGGCACAGAGTCGTAGCCACGGTGCCATTAGTGAGCCCAAGCAGGTACTTGCTATCCGGACTAAAGCTCAAATCGCCGTCCTGGTAAGATACAGTGTGCCGCGTCCCGGAGTAGGCAGTAGCGGCTAGAGTTGCAGCATCGTAGAGCCGGGTAGTGCCCCAGCCGGAGGCAGAGGAGACGCTGCCTACTGCAATCCAATTACCGTCGGATGACCAGGCCACGGCCTCCCCACGAGCTGTCAGCCCAGGCAAGTCAGCGTCCGGAGTCAAAGCTGGGTAGTTGAAAACTCGGGCAAACGGAGTGGCATTGGTGCTGACAACAAACTTGGCTCCGTTGGGATGCCAGGCGACCTGGTAGGCGGGCGCCGGAAGCGACCCTGTCGCAAGCTGGTTGGTGTCTTTAACCAGAGTCAAGGGGTCCCAAATCTCCAGATACGGCTCCTCGGCTGTGCTCAGGAAAAACTTGGATTGGTCCGGAAACCACGTCAGGCTACGAGGCTGGCCGTTGGGTACACTGGTGGCGGGAGTGGCTATGCCGGTAGCCATATCCACTTTGCGCAACCTCTGGGAAGTGTTAGAGACGGCTTGCGAGACGATGAGAAACTCCCGCGACGCCGGCACGAGGCCTTCTGTGCGGTTGTTGGACGCGCCGGCGCCAGTGCCGTCAAAAGAGACGGGCAAACGGACCTGATCGGTATTGCTGGGAGTCCACAGGGCGAGCTGCCCCATAGCAGCTGAGTTGGGGAAGACCACAATCTCGCAGGGGAGAATCTTCGGGTATTTCATAGGAATTCATCCATAACAATAACAAGGGAACCGCCGTCGGGCGGAGTAATTTGGACCTCATCCATCGCCAGCTCGATGTCTGCTCCGCCGGAGTCGGCCACGAGGACCGGGATAATCACCCGCTGAAAGCACTCGAGCCCATCACGCTCGGAGAACACCTCAATCGTGCCGGACCCTCCCATAAGCGCCATTGTGGTGCCTGGGACAATGTACGACGTTCCCGTCATACCGGATGCCGTCGTGAGCTCCAAGCCCTGGAAGTCCCTGACCGTCACTCCGTAGGTGGTGCCGGCTTCGGGCTCGGAGGTTCCGCCGTCGGTGAAGCCGAGCAGGACGCTGCCGGTTTGCTGCACACGGTTCCGGTGACTCCAGGTCAAGGCGATCGACGACAGCACTTGAGAGGGCCAGTAGACTCCATTGACCTGCACTTGTGCTGGGGGATAGGGGCGAGCTGCACGACCGCGCAAAGCGACAGGCATCGCCACGGCGTCAGTAAGAGGCACCTCGCCGCTACCGGACACCGGGGCGATCTTAACCCCAATGGTCTCCCCGCTCACGTACTCGGTATCTTCAGCTGAAGAGTATTCGTCCCAGAAGATGATACTGGCGCCGGCTTCGTGCGTCGTGGGCACGGTGTCGAGAACCCCGCGCTTCACAGTGATGAAGCCGCCCAGCTCATTTATGCCCTCGATGGCCATCAGCTCGGTTCCGATCTGTAGCCAAGTGCCAAGAGTAACCTGGTCGAGAGCGTACGCCTCGGTGATCGCGATCTGAGTATCGGAGCGACTGACAGGTGCTGCAACGTCTGCCCCTGGACTAAAGTCCACCAGCCCACTGTCCTCGTAGCCCGTGCCGCTATCAACATAGATGCGGGCGTTGATTGCGGAGCCGCCAGGAGACACCGCCGCCCCTCCCACATAGGATGCGTCGGGGTTATTGGTGAGCAGCAGGTCCACGACGTCCTGCCCTTGACGCTGCACCAGCTCCAAATAAGGCACTTCAAAAGACAGCTGGCGCGTGGCCGGCTTCGGCGGCTGTGCAGGGTTGTCCCATATGGGCTCGCTCGGAGTGACGGGCGAGGCCAAGGGCATCGAGAAGGCGTCCTCCATGCACGTGATCTTGATGCGGTTGGTCTTGCCATCACCGTAGGCCATCGACACTACTCGCATCACGGCGCCATGCAGGCCGAATTCAGGCCACGTGGCCTTGAAGACGTCCCCAATCTCGAGGTCCCTCGCCGTGCGATCCGCGTAGATGTCGCAAGAGGCATACTGCCCGGAAAGGGAGCGCAGGTTGAGCATAGCGACACGCCCGGCCATGCCGGCATCTGGCAAGCCGATGAATTGGAGCGTAGTGGCCACTGGCGCCCCCTGCATAGCTGCCAGAGCCGGGTCTTGCGCAGTGACAGAAGACGATGCTCCGGTCGTGACGTTCCAATAGTTGATCGTCACGGAAGTCGTGAGCTCCCCGAACGTCGGGCGTCGGAAGTTCTCCACCTTCTGGATATGCCGCTCATCCAGCTCCAGGATGTTATCGGCATCGTAGTCGTCGCGGATCAGCCGAATCTTGAAGAGGCCGGTACGGCGGTCAACGAAGAGCGCTGCGTTGGCGTGCTTCAGCAACTCCGTCGTGAAGTCCTCGATGGACTTCTGGCGGTCCCAGAGGATGCAGACCCCGAGACGCTCCGCTCGCAATTGCCTTGCGGCGGCACGGAAGCTCGCATCGTCCAGGTCGCTCTCCATATACCCCATGCCCCAATCCGGGTCGGTGAGCGTCTCACGGATGGCGTGGACGATGTTCATGGCGGGGGACTCGCCCATGAATGCGAAGAAGATGGCGTTGTAAAGGGCCGTCGGGTCAGAGCCGTCAATGACTGGCACCCCAACCTGCGGGGTGTTGATGAGCTGCTCGGTGTAGCCCACGTTGTCGAGGTCGATATTGACCCCGTAGACCTCCACCTCGTTATTGCCGGACCAGTCCCCTTGCCGCGACAGGATAGGGGCGGCCTCGGCCAGCGTGTTCGGAAACTCGTCCAGCGGATCAGGCGCCCCGTCCGTGACGATTACCATGACATTGTGGCGCTCCCCGCTGTGCGGGCTAAACCAGGACTTGGCGTAGGCGAAGGAGGACGTGAAGGAGGTGCCTCCCGAAGCCGAGAGCCCCATAATGAATGTCTTGAGGCTGTTAATCTGCGCCTGGCCGATGGCGGTGTATGACCGCGAGCTACCGCTGAGTGTGCGGATAGCAACGTCAACCGGAGCCGGGGAATCTTGGGATAAATAGGACAGCTCATCCAGCACTTGGATCATATTGTCCTTCATGACGTCCAGGCGAGTCCTGCCGCCTCCCACTGGCTCCGCCATGGAGCCGGAAGTATCTAGGGCAAACAGGATGCGCTGACGCACGGCAAAGGCGGCAGCAGTTGGAATGACTGCCATTTGCGGGTACCATTGCGGCAGGCCATCTTGGCGCACCATCACCCGAGAGACGCGGAAATCCCACTTTTTCAGATAGGGGTTCATGCCGATATACATCTGCCGGAGCACGACCCCAACTACTCCACGGAAAGCAGGCACGAGGCCGCCAAGGCGGGATTGCAGGTAGTCATTGACCCCTTGAGTTGGTTCCCCAGTCTCAAAGTCCAAATACCCCTCGATGCCACCTTCGCGGGATTCCCCACCGAACAAGTCAGACCGGTTAATGCGAATGCTCCCGGCACGGCGGGAGCCGAGCCAGGCGTCTTTTTCGTCTACCCGTATGCGGACAATCTTGTCTACCGGGCCATGACACAAGATCATATGAATGCCCAAGTAATACTTATATCCGACTGTGACCTTCTTACTGCTTCCGCCCATTGGCCACCTCCACAACTTGTCGAGCCATCTCGTCGCCCGTGTCCAGGAGTTTCTCCTCGTCGATACCCTCTTTCAGGAAGGTATCCCAGTCCAGTCCATGGCGCAAAAAGAATGCCCTGGCTCCGCGAGAGCACATGCGCGCCTGCCGGATATGTTCCATTTTGATCTTCACTTCTTGCCGCCTTTCTTCTTGACAGCTACCGTGCGGAGGTCCCCATACCAGACCACGTTGGGGCCGGTGATGTCCTTCGTGCCGAAGAGCACCGGAATCTCTCGCCCGTCTTCGGCCGTCGGGAGAGAAAAATCCCCCAAGCCGGCGGGCGGGGCGGACTGCGCCTTCGGCACCGCCATCGTGAACCCGATGACGAGAGCGGCCACGAACACTGCTGCATAAATCCAAGCCATTGTTATCTCCTAAACGATAGAGGAGCCGTTGAAGGGATTCCGCGACGGAATCCAGTCGAAGCCTCCGTAGTTCTCCAGATTGTTGAAACGATCATTGCACGTCTGCCGGTCCCGTGGGCACCCAGGGTAGAGCGTAACGGTCAAGCTCCCGTAGATCATCCCGTAGGACATGCCATAGCCCTGGTCGGTGAAGAGGCGGCTCAGTGAGACTGATCCCCTCATCATGACCACCGTGGCCCCAGAATGCCCTGTGATGAGCCTGGAGGTGCCATCTGGTAGCTCGATAATGCCCATGGCAAAATAGCCGTCTGGGAAGCCTGCAGCCTCAGGTATGGTCAGCGTCATTCCGTCAACACTGGTGGGCACGCCTTGGACCGCGAAGTCTGCCTTAGCGACTTTACACCGCCGGCCGTAGAGAAAATGCCGGCACATGCGTTGGTAGCGAGCTCCCAGCCCAGGGCGCTGCAGCGACGTAAAGACAGAATCAAAGGAGAGAACAATCTCTGCCCCGCGAGGCTTGGTGCCAGCTAGGCGCCCTTTCCAAATGACGTGGGTATCCTCCCCGTCCTCTACATCGTCGCGCTCCCAGATGGTGAGCCCGACGACGGTCTCCACCGAATCTTTAAGCCAACGAGAAGCCGCCTCATTTTGCAGGTCGAGGGTGATGTCTATGTCAGCCCTCGCCACGTCCTGCTTGGACTCGACTTCGCTGTGCGATATAGCTGCGGGCTGATAGGTCTCGTTGTTAAAGACAATGGGGTAGGGGGCGTTGGTGTAATTCCACACCAGCCGCTCCTCGTAGTCTTCTGAGAGTAGGGCGTTATATAGCCCATCGCCCGACCCCAGGGTGATGGCTTGAATGCCGTCCCGCGGGGTATTGTCAAGCATATCCAGGTACGTGGTATTGAAGAGAGCCACGGCCACCGTATGGATGTTCACGTCATTGTCGACGGCCTTGGAGTAATTTCCTCGGCGGTTGATGACGTCTCGGCCTATATTGGCTGCGGTTGTTGCAGAGCTCACCGGCTCGGGCTCGCCGTCGGTGACAACGAATGCTGCCCGGCGGAAGCCCATGGAGCGGATGGCAAAGTGATCGACGATGCGGCGCATAAAGCGGTCGTAGGGCGTCCCGCCGGTAGCCTCCAGGCCGGAGACGAAAGCCTTGAGGCTTTCGAAGTCTCCCGTCTGGGCATTCCACCGAGTCTCTAGGGCGTCCTGTGAGCTGCTGAAGGCATGGACCGAGACGTGCATCTCAATGTCGCGCTGCTGGCGAATCTCATTGAGCCGGTCAAGCACCAGCAGCATCTGTGCCTTCACCAAGTCGAGTCGGGTGCGGGTGCCGACCACCAGCTCATTCATGGAGCCAGAGACGTCGATGACAAAAAACAAGTTGTTATTACGGGAAAAGGGGTCGACAGACCCCACTTCCGCAAATCGGTAAAAAGCTGTGAGAGCACTCATGATCCTGGGACCTCAATGATGGGCATAGAGATGGTCGCGCCGCCGCCACTCGTGTAGTTTACCTCGACACGATCCGAGTCGAACCGAACGCACGTCATGATGCTGATCCGGCGAATTTCGGGCAGTATCCAGGTCGTCCCGGAGCGAGGCGAGAGGCGCAGAGCAGTCTGGCTATTTGCGACGATAGAAGCCGCCTGGACGCGGTAGAACCGAAGCTCGCCAGTATTCCGCTCGACGACTATATCAAAAGGGGTATTATCCGCTATGCCGGCCACGGGCGTGTCCACCATTAGCACGTCATATCCCGGGTCGTCTGGATTGGGGCCGACGCCGCTGGTGGGGGCGAAGTCCTTGTTGTGGGAGCGGTACCAAAAATCACGGCGGCGGCCGCGGCGGGAGTGAATCCACTCAAGCATGCGCATCCGCTCGGCGCGGTCCAAGGCCGACCACGACATGCGGCTGGCGGTCTGGGCGTCCGAGTAGACGGGAGTGCCTGCGATGATGCCGGTACCGTTGTCCACTTCGTCGAGTTCGCGGAAGTGGTTCTCAGTCAGCTCGGAAATGAGGACGTTATCATCCAGCAGGACGTCTTTGCCGCGATATTGCGGGTATGAGTAGCTTGGCTGAAGCTCCAAGGCCCCGACGGCTTTAATCACCAGTTGCGCAGCGATAACCGCCCGGGTGCTCAGAGTGTAGTCAGGGCTCTGGGACCAGCGCACCACCTGTAGGGGTATGATGCACGCATCGTAAAGGGTTGCTGCGGGAGCAGTGGCGAGGGTCAGTTCGGCAACGTCAAAGACCTCCACCTCGGTGATATGGAAAGCCCTGTCATTGGACCATACGACGACGCGCTGGCCGACTCCGAAGAAGCGCTCATCAAAAGCCCCCACAATCGTGTCCTGCGCTGGCATGACGTTACCGATGTTCTCATAGTGCTGCCACATAGGGAACAAGAAGTCCTGCACCTGGGTGCGGGAAAACACCTTGGCCCGGCCGTACTGCTCCGGGTCAAGGTGGCAGAGCACTTGATAGGACTGGCGAGGGAGATGCCGTAGAGCAATGCGGTCCTCCCCCGCTTTGCAGCGGATGACGTCGGTCAGCCATTCGAGGCTCTCGGTAATGCCCCGCTGCGGGATGAAGGGCCACAATTCCACAGTTATCCTCCTAGTGCCATATTCCTAATGGTCGTGCGGTTGCGGTGCACGACGTTCATCAAAAGCTCCTCCCCTGCGGCGGTGGAGAGGTAGTCCCCAATGACGCCAGTATCGAAAGCATTCACCTGCTTGAGGTTCAGTACCGGCGCCGGCTGCTGGCTGGGAGCTCCGCCTTCCGGGTATGCCCGCGAAGTCAGTTCCCGCCCACGTACCGTTGCCGGCCCACGAACAATCTCCGGGCCGTACTCTCCAACAATGCCAATCTTGCCGGCTGGAATCTGCCCGCCTTGGTCATAGGCCCCGGAGAACTGCGCCCCGTTGATCTGCGCCAAGATGGAGGCACCTGCGGCTGCTACGCGCCCCATCTCCGCAAGGTTGGCAGGGAAACCGAGCTCCTGAGCCTTGGCCAAGCCGGTTGCGATCGACATAGCCGATTGAGCGACCGAGAAGGCCTTGCTTACCGCGAATAGTGCCCTATACGCGGTAGACTGTTCGCCGGCATACGACTTCGCCAGCCCTGCCAGCCCGTCGAAGAGCTGCTCGCCGACACTAAGCTGAGTCTGCAGGCGCTTCATCTCTGCGGCCTCAGTCTCGTCGTCAAATTGCTTTTTAAGACGACGCAGCAGGTCTTGCCGCTGGAGCTCGGTAATCTCCTCGTTAGAAAGGATCAACTCGCGCCGGCGATCATAGGTCTGCTGCAAAGCCTCCTGCTCAGTCAGCAGCCCGCTGTAAAGCGAGTCGATACTGGACTGACGGTAGCGGGCAACATCGGCCAGCTCCTTGTCCCGAGCCTTTGTAATGGCCTCCTGCATGCGCGTCTGAATCTCGGACCCTGCGGCAGTGTTGGCCTCAATGAGAGCCATACGGCGGGCGTAGGACTCCTTGATGGCCTCTTCCTGGGTCAGCAAGCTTTGGCGGAGCTGCTCCACCTCAGAATTGCGGGATTCGCCCAACTTAGCCAGCTCTTCGCCGCGCTCCTTCTCGAGGCGGGCCATGAGCTGCTTCCGCTGCGCGCTATTCGGGTCAGTGTTCTCCTGGATGATCTTCGCCCGACGCTCGTAGGACGCCTGGATGGCCTCCTCTTCTGTCTGCAGCGACTCGATGACCGCCTTGAACTCCTGTTCCCGCTTCTTGCGCGCTGCTTCAGCGGCTTTGTCAACGCCCGCTGTCGGAGTTTCCCCTTCGATGCGGTACTTAGCCAGGCGATCCTCACCGGAATTGCGCTGGGCTTCCTGCGCCTTGTCGTACTCCTCCCGCAGCTTGCGGGTTGCAGTGATCTGATCCTCCACAGCTGCCACAGTGGCATTACGCTCATCGAGGATGGCGCCGATAGAAGCCTCGCGCGACTTGGCGATGCCGTCCAGGGTGTTGTCCAGGCGGGCCCCGACATTCGCGAACGTATCATCCGAGAAGATGGCTTTGACACCATCGACGAAAGCCGTCGCGTACGCCTTAATGGCGTTAAACCCTGAGATGAACTCCACCACCAGAATCTGCAGCATAGCCCGCACGTTCTGGGGGAAATACTTGAAGGCGTCAATTAGGAACTTGACGACGGCTTCTCCCTCGTCGCCCCACTGCCCAAAAGTATCAGTGAAGAGCTTCGTGAGGAAGTTGACGGTCGTCGTGATGTCGGTCCCCCAATCCCGGAAGGAGATACCGATAGCATCCAGGTAGCCCTCAATCTCGCCAGAGGCGAACATAGTATTGAGCTCGGTCAGCGCGTCGACGCCCACCTGTATGGTGTCCTTGATGAGGTCGCCTGCCCCGCCGCGCATGATATTGAGCAGCAGGTTGTTCCACTGCTCGTCCAGCGCCAGGATGGTGTCATCCAGCTTGCCCAGGCTATTAGCCATCGCGCCGGCAAAATCATTCTCGCCAAGGGACATGAGGTAGCCCTCAATCTCCTTGGCGTTATTCTTGACGGTGGTAGTGACGCCGCGGAAGGTGAAGGCGATGGAGTCGCCCATGTTCTTCGTGCGGATACCGAAGGAGCCGAGGCTCTGGAAGTTGCCGGTCGTCGCGTTGGCTACCGCATCCACCATCTCGGTGATGTCTTTGCCCAGGGAGGCCGCGGTGTTGCCATAGCTGGTCAGGGCCCGTTCGCTCGGGTCCAGGCCATAGTTCACCAGCTTGATGAACGCGGTATTGAGGTTGTCGATGGCGAAGGGGGTCTGCTCAGCGTATTGCTGGAGAACCTTAAAGACCTCGTTGGCGCTCTCGAGGCTACCGGTGACGGTCGTCAGGGTAGACTCCAGCTTATCGAAGCGCCGTTGCGCGTCGATCGCCTGGCCGATGGTCTTCATGAGGGCCGCTGCAGAGGCGAGCGGAAGGATCAAGCGCTTGAAGGAGCCCATCAACCCGTCGGTGGCGCGCGAAGCGGCACCGCCGGAAGAGGTCAACCCCTTCAAGCGCCGATCAGCAGTAGATACCTGGTCGCTTTGGACCCGGATGACAAGAGTGGCGACGTCAGCGGCCATTGTGCACCTTCCAGAAAATGCGATCTATCGACTTGAGTAGGTCGCGCTCCCATCCCAGCAAGCCCGGACCGGGAGGCTGAGACCAGTAATGAAGCTCCGAGAAAGTCAACGGCTCACCCGTGAATATCTCCTTATACCACTCCCATATATACTTCAGTTCCTCGGGGCATTCGGGCGCGTTCTCCAGCTGAGCTGGTTTTCGCTTGAGCGTCTTCCATACCTGCTGAAGAGACGCCCGAAGACTCTGCTTTGACCCCTTAGGTATTAGGTCGAGGCGGAACTCGTGCTCTGCGTATCTTGCGAGCTGCTCGACCCGGCTGCGAAAAAAAGCGCGCGACTCGAGGACGCCCGGTCGATGGCATCAGCGATCTGCGGGGCCTCCTTGAAGAACGCCTTGACGTTCTCCAGAGTCGGCTCCATCTCGAAGCTCCAGGAGATGACAAGAACGGCCACCAGCTCGCGCTTAGCGTCCTCGATTGCGTCCTGGCGCTCACGAGGGTCCTCGATCTGGGCAATACGCATCAGGCCGCGCTTGGATTCCGCCTCCGCGAGGCGGAACTCATCAGAATCCACTCCGCGGATGCGTACCCAGTGCTCCGTCTCTTTACCCGAGGGGGTATACAGCGGAACCTTGATACCCTCGTTGGCCTTTTGGCGGGTGTGGAACAGTTCCATGCCGCCGACTACTTTGCTCTCCTTCTTACCCGTGCTCATCTTAGGCTCCTTCGCGGTCAATGATGATGTTGGTGGCGGTCGTGGAATCCAGCAGCGCCTGGAACGGCATGCTCAACGTGATCGGGCCCTCACCCTCCACGTCTGGCTGACCGCCGTTGTACTTGATACGCGGGAGCGTGATCGTGTACTTGTTGCCCTGGGCGTCCGGCAGCTCCAGCTTGATACTGGACTCGGTCTCGTTGACGAACTTGTCCAGCAGCAGGGAGTCCTCGAAGTAGGCCGTGATGGTGCCCGACACGTTCGAGCGGCCGATCGACGGCCGAATGGTGTCCTTCGAGCCCACCACGAAGCGCGCTTCCAAGCCGTTCTCCACGTTGAGCTGAATCTCCGTGATGACAGCGATGGGCACGCCGGCCTCTTCGAGGACGCCAGTGAAGGAGTCCAGCGGAGAGGTCGTGGTGGGGGCGCCGTACGTCGCACCAGAGATGATGGCGGTATCGGTCGCGAATCCCTTGCCGATAACGCCCATGGTGCCAGTAATCATCGCGTTAGCGTTGATCGCCAGGCCGAGAGTGTTGAACTCGACACCGGTGAAGCGGTGGTAAGGGCGATCAGCCGTCAGGATGTCGCCGAAGAAGCGCTCCACGGTGAAGGACCGACGCAGCACGCCGGCCTTCAAACGGTCGATGCCGGAACCGCCACCATCGACTTCCCACGTGCCCAGCAAGACTGCTTCGAGCAGGTCATCGAAGGAGCCATAGGACAACTCGAGGTTGATGTCGCCGCCCGTCTGGCGTGCACCATGACGGAAGTCAGCGATCTGGCGATCGTCGCGAATTTCTTCGGACTGCAGGGATTCCTTGGACAAGGCCAAGGTGGTGCCCGTGTGGCGGATAGGTTTGAACGCGGGCGCGGCCGGGGTCACCCCGTAGGATGCCTCGGCCACATAGCGCATGGAGTGGCGACTGCCGTTAGCCATGGTAATGCTCCTAGTTAAGGATTGCGGGGGACCCTGGCGAACCAGGTGACGGTCATGCTCACACGGTACCAACCATCAACCTCTCGCCCGCGTGAGCGACCGCAAGAGGCCACTGTGACGAAGACTCCTTGATAAGGGAGTCTTTTCCCAGCCTTGAAGAACGACGCGACATGATCGGCTTTAGCTCGTTGGAGGCTATCGCCTTGGCCTAGCGGATAATTCAAATCAATTTGCATTATCCCGTCATGGGCGTCCTCGCCCTCATCCCCTAGTGTTGCGACCGAGGGCTGATTGGGCAGAATGAAGACGAATGCCCAGGGGCTCCCGTCTGTCGGTTTGTCAGGAAAGAGCTGGTTCTCGAACCCGGTGGGCAGGCCGAGACCGCAATCCAATACGCCCTGGATCAGGGCTGAATAGAGCTTGCTTGATTCCGCCATATTGATGCCTTACCGGGCCAAGGCCCGCGCTTTCGCCTCCACTATTCTCTCCCACTGTGCAACGTGCATCCGCACCATGCCTCCGGGGGCCTTGTGCTTGGACCAGCCGTCATATTCGATACGTTCCGCGTAGGGCAGATTGTTCGAAAAGTAAACCACGTCCAGCAGTCCGCCCATATTAGCCAATACTTCAGCCAACACGATACCACCGTTGGGGTCTAGGCGATCCAGTTCCGACGTCGCTGGAGTATTGATAGTCGTCTGCCAGTTCCCTCGCAATCGACCGGTATCGACTGGGGTCTCCATGACAACAAGGCGGAAGAGCTCCAAGATGGAGGCCCGCCGCACCTTGTCGACATATTCCATTGCGCCAGCATGGAAGGCGCCTAGATCGCGCTCGAATTGCGACGCCATTGCTAGGGCCTCTGAAGACCGACGCTGAATATCACTGGGTCGGACCCGGTGACATTGAGCGGTGTGCACCCCATGACTTGCCAGATAGACCCGTCGAACTCCACCTCGTCCATCGGTGCCGGCACAAAGGTTGACCCCACTGCAGAGAAGATGCAGAAGCGCACATCCTTGGAAGCCAGTATATCCCCAGACAAAAAGCGCACGTCAAAAGCCTCGAGGGTGCCCTGCGAGGCTGGCAAGACGGCTCCAATCAGCGTCTGCGAGGCCGCGAGAACGCGGTTACTCTCGCCCGTCACGGGGTTGGCGCTGGCAGTAAACCGGTTTATCACCAGCGGATTGCCGAACTCGGCTAGGATCGCGCGGGCGTCTTCCGCTATAGCCGCATAGTCAAAAGTTGCCATGGCTTAAGCCCTCACTAGGGAGCCGGAGCCGGAGCCGCCGTTCGCAGCAAGCAAGCCGGCTGCGCGCAGCATCAGGTCGACTTCGGGATAAGCCGGCGTGGAGGCTGCCAGGTTGCCGCCGGAGCTCTCGGAGAACGTCTGCGAGACCTCAATAGGGCCTACCTTCTTCGTGGAGCTGGCGACCTTCTGGCCGCTCGGGTCGAAAGTGGGGTCAGGCATCAGAGGCTTGCCGGAAAGCGCCCGCTGAGCCATGAGGTAGGTGGCGTTTTCTACCGCCGGAGGTATGCCTCGCAGGCGCAAGCTGGGCAAGCTGCTGCGAGGCCATTGGGTGCCTTGGGCAATGCGACGCTGCACGCCGACCCAGACATAGCGGGAGTCGAGGAAGTCGGTCGCCAGGATAATGGCGACCTCCAGGTCCCCGTCCGTCTTGGCGGTCAGGTCTACTCCGCGATCCGACCAGTAGGCCCGAAGCCCCGCCACGCTCCCATAGGCATTGGCGGAGTCTACAGAGCCTTCGGCGTCTTGGGGCTTGAAAGCCATGAGCTGCTCCTTATTCGATCTTGAGGTCCGACGCCTTGCTCGCGATGACCTCTTGAGTATTGCGCCAATTAGAATCGGTCACCGTGGCCACTACGCCATTGGAGACCTTGCGGATGGTGACCTGCCCACCCTTGGGCACCTGCACAGCCTGCGGACCCTTGGTGGCTGCAGGCTGCGGAGGCGTAGACGAGCGGGAACCCTGGTCCGTCTTCGGTTTGAGCATGTCTTGAGCAGAGAAGCGAGCCATGGTTCCTCCTTAGCCTTGCTTGGCTGCGCGAGCCTTCGCGCGGGTGTAGCCTTCCGCCACGGCATCGACGTCAGCGCGGCCGACCTTCTTGCCGGTCAGCTCAGAGAGCTTGTCCAGGCTGGGCAGGTTGTTCGACGTCCAGTGGTCCGAGTCTTCCGGGTCCAGCATGCCGATGGCCTCGCCCAGAGTGGGGCGCTCGCCGCCGGCCTGCTCGCCGCCGGTCTGCTCGCCGTCGGTCTGCTCGCCGCCAGTCTGCTCGCCGTCGGTCTGCTCGCCGTCGGTCTGCTCGCCGCCAGTCTGCTCGCCACCAGTCTGCGGAATCAAGAAGGAGTCCCCGTCGGACTGGCGCGCCTCGAAGTCGGCCACGGCTTTGCGTTCTTCTTCGGTGCCGTTGGCCTTGATGTATTCGATTTGGAAGGCTTGGGCTTCCGCTTCCGGCAGAGCCGAGTAGCGGCGGAAGATGTTGGTGAGGGACGCGATTTGGTGGGCTGGGCCAGTGAAGCTGTAGCGGCCCTCGACGAACGGGTGACCGTTGACCGTCAAAGTCTTGCCAGTGTGCGGACCCACCAGCAGATAGCGCTGGGTCTCGGTCTCTTGCTTTTGCGGATGAATGATAGTGGCCATGGTGAAGAGCTCTCCGATTGGGTTAAGACGACGCCGCGGCTTATCCCAAGCCGCGGTGTAGATGGGCCGGTTATTCCGGCGTGAAGGCCGCGGTGACGACGTTGGCGGCGACCGACAGGGCGACCGTCCCGCCGTCTACAGCGAGCGTCTGCCCATTGGTGACTATGCCAGAAGTGGCGGGCAGGCGAACACCGTCTATCGCGCCAGCTGAGACCGCCGCAGTGCCAGAGGCCAGGGAGGTGCTCCCTGAAGCGCCCAGCACCGCGACTGCCGAGGCATCGGGGACTACGGCAGAGGTGTCCGGCAAGGGCTCGCCGCCGCCGTCCGGTTCACCGGTCAGCACTTCGGGCGTGTCAGGCGTGAGGTCGAGCCACACGAGACCGCCCGCAGCCGCGACGGACGCGTCCGACAGCCAGCCGCCAGTCGCGCGGGACCAGATAGCTGAGTTCGGGGCATCCGCCGCCGCAGCAAGCCCGCGAGCCGCCTCGAGAGGATCCTCCTCCGAGGCGTCTACCGACACCGCCATGGCGCGGCGATTGTTCTGGATAGTCTGACCACCAGACTGCTTGGGAATGGTGAGAAGAAAAACGGGCATAGTAGCCTCCTAAAAGTGGATGGTCCAAATACCACAAGGCCCTCCCCGGGCTAAGCTCAGGGAGGACCTTGTCTGCTGGGCAGAAGGTTAGCCGGTCACGCCGTCCAGCATCGCCAGGCCCTTCTCGCTGAAGAGAGCCAGGCCGCAGTACCAGGTGATACGGGTGATGCTTTCGTCAGCATCTTCCTTCTCGCCCACGTACTTGATCTTGATGCCCGCCTCGTTGGAAGCAGTCAGACCGGCGATGCCGTGGGTACGGCTTCCATCGTCGAAGGTGCCTGCGAACACCGCCGAAGCGTTGGTCGAGGTGCCCTTGGTCTGGTTGATCGGAATCCAGTCGTTGCGGAAGATCGGGATGCCGCGGTAAGCGGGCACCTGACGGCCGGAGGGCATGGTGTAGATGTCACCCGGCGAGGTGCCGCCCAGAGCACGCAGCAGCGCCAGATACTTGCGGCGGGTGCGACCGTGCATCATGATGTAGTCCACCTGGCCGTCCTTGTCGGTCACCAAGTCGATCAGTGCGTCCAGGTCCTCGAAGGACAGCGGAGCGCCGTTGGCCGCGCCGTCGCCTGCGCCGATGGTCTGGCCGGAAGCGACCAAGCCCATCAGGCCGGTGAAAGTGTTGCCCGTGCCGTCGCCGTTGATAAGCTGGTCTTGGTACTTGCGGCCGGCCGACTTGGCCTTGGAGGCAACCTGCACCGCGGTCTGGTCGTTGCCGTCGCCGGAGCGAGTGGCTTGGATCAGGCCGTTGACCTCGGCGTCGCCGATGATCGTGGTCAGGGTGGAGGTCACGTGGGTGAACGTGGCCGGATTCTTTGCGGTGATGGTCGTGCCAACGCCGGCAACTTGGACATCGCCCAGCACGTTCTCGCGGTTGTAGGCGAGGGCGTTGCCGTCAATGCCGTCGAAGGGCATGAGGTCGAACATCTCGTTGACGGTGATGACGTTCTCGATGACGCCAGCCACCAGCTCGTCTTGCGCCAGCTTGGCGCTTTCGGCGAGAGATACGGAAGCCATAATGGTTCTCCTAACAGAGGAATGAAGTGACGAAGGATGCCGGGTCACCCGACTGGGTAAGACGCCTCCCAGGCATCACGCCTCGGTCAGGGTCAGCAGGTGAGGCTCGGTAGCTATTACCTCACCTGCACACATGGACAAGATAATGCGACGCCGACGAGGCCACGTAACCCCTCCAACTGATACCAGCGCGCAGATATTAACCTACGGACCCCTTCGTAGTGCTCGGCTCGTACCGCTTTCTCCTTGTGGATCAACAACTTAGGCTCTTTCGAGGCTGTACGAGACCCGGGCTCGGTATTGCACCAGGAAAAAAGAGACCCTCCGACCAGACTACTTCGGCCACCGGCTGACGACATGCCCTAGAAGCCCTAGTAGGTTCGTATTGCCTTGTAGATCAATGCCTTGAGATGCCTGGTAGCTCTGTATCTGCCTTATATGGGTTCATACTTTTATTCTATTCCTTTATAGAAAATAAAAATAAGAAAATAAGGGAAAAGGCGTTCCCATCTCCAACATTCTCCGGCATAATGATCCCATCAACTCAACAACACCGTGAGAACTGACATGACCCACACAGCCGCAAGCCAATTCGAAGCCACCAGCACTGTTGTTGAGCAGCAGATTGCCGAGCTGCAAGCCAAGCTTGAAGCTCTCAAAACCCAAGCCAAGGCAAACCCTCGCAATTGGAGCTACGCTGGCAGCATGGGCAAAGTGTCCTCGGACCTCGCAGACCTTATCGAGTTCCTTGGATAAATAGTTGAAATAAGGGGCTCCCACGGGATGGGAAACCCCCTTATAATGAATCCACACCAACAAGCTGAGGACAACGACATGAACAAGCCCACCACCGACAAGGCCATCGCCTTTCTCGCCAAGAACCCCACTCTCATAGGTAGAGTGTTGGGAGTCGACCTCTATGAGTCGCCAACGTATGGCGATGAGTCGCCTCTCATCGCTATCACGCCCGATGGTAGAGTCAAGAAGACCGATCATTGGGAACTGCCTTCCGCCCTCGAAGCCACCGACCTCTTGTCCCTCTAAGGAGAACGCCATGACACTGCCAACCATCGAACAAGTTGCCGAGGCCTTTATTAAGCAGCTTCGCGAGGACGTCACTCCCAAGGAGTTCACCGAGCTCATCGCAAAGCAGAAAGAAGCCCCCGTCGAAGGCGTCTGCTATTCGCATGACTACTGCGACGCCAACATGACTATGGATGCGGCGTTCAAGTCGCTCGGCATCGACCCACTTGAGCATGGCTACACCGAGGAGGATGGCATGTCGCAGGAAGTCTGCGACTTGTGGAACTCCGCGTGGGATCGAGCGAAGGAGATGCTCGTCGCCCTCTAAATGATGGCATTGCAACGTGTGAGGGGGAAGTATCATTCACTTACCCCTTCATCAATCAACACAAGGAAATTGATATGAACCTCAAGACTCGTACTGAGCAACGTGGCTGGAGCATGTCCGGCGTCAGCCCTTGCGAAGGCGCTCCGCGGAATTGCGCCCGCTGGTCGCATGCCGAGCAAGAAGACCTCCGCTCGGCCTTTGACGCTTGCGTGTCTACGAAGACGATCGCCCGCCTCCATGGCCGTACTCAGGAAGGCATCCTCTGCCGCATCGACGAGATGGGGCTCACTGACTACAACACAGCGGCGCGGAATGCAGTCCCCAACCCCCGGGCTGTCGGCATTCCGGTCAACCGCGAATGGGAAGCTTCGTGGGATTATCACACAGCCGCACGTCTTGCGCGGCATCCGGCCGCCCCAATCTTCCACCAAGAGCCTCGCGAGCCCGCAGCCTTGAACTGCCGCTGCGTTGTCGCGCCCGTTTCCACTTCTTCCACCAAAAAGGTATCCACCATGAAACTGACTGCCAACAAATTGATGCTCCTCCTCGCCTTCTACCGCGGCACTGAGCGCCACGAATATGTCAACGGCACTCGCGGGGCCGACTTGTGTTGGCTCCAAGTAAATGGCATGATCGAGCAGAATGACCTCGGCGAGATGACCATCACCGACAAGGGGCGCCAACTGGTCGACCACATCCTCGACAAGGGCTCTCTGTCGGGTAAGGTTTCTACGACCTACGACAACGAGCGGAACACTTCTGTGCTGGACAGCACGACCTTCTACGCCGTGGCCAATGGCGACTGCACAAAAGGCGGCGGCGGGGCGGATCATGCTCAAGCCGTACTGAAGAGCCCGCCGAAGGTGGTCCAACCGACTCAGGCTCAAGCCGAGCGCGAAGCTATCCGCCTCGCCAAGCTCCACCGAGGGCAGAAGTTCTTCGTGCTGAAGGCGGTATCCGTCCACCACACCACTACGCCGGTGGAATCCACCCGCCTCTAAGCTGCGACGGGTAAAAGAAAAGGGAGCCTAGGCTCCCTTTTCTCATTTGCCTTGCGGCTTATTGGCGGCGCTTGGCAAGGCCGGCGGCGATCTTCTCGGTGGGTGAGAGCTCGCGATTGGTCGGCTTGGGCTTGCCTTGCTGGCCGGGACGAACACCCGAGCCGCTCGGGGACTCGCTCTCGAAGGCACGGCCGAAGGTGGGATGCGCCTTCAGCTCCTTGACCAAGTCCTCGACCGTCATGAAGCCGCCAGAGGCATTGCCGCGCGGGTCGCCCGACTCGTCAACCACGCGGACCACGTAGTCCTCACCATCCTTGATGACTTTGGTCTTGGCTTGGATGTGCGGGAGCAGAAGGTCGGGAACGCCCTTGTGAGAGGCGATCGCCTGCACCGCAGCCGTGGTCACGAGGTACTTTTGGAGGGTCTTGCTCATCGCCTGAAGCTCGCCGTCCTTCGCGGTGAGCTTGGAATTGAAGCCGCTCTCGAGGTCGCGCTTCATCTTGTCCCAGTTGACCTTGCCATCCTTGGACTCGCTGATGATACGCTCGACAGCGCCGCGCAGGGCCTCGGCGGAAGCGGCATCATCACCTTCCAGGCCAAGCAGCTGGCCGACTTGAGCGAAGCCGGAAACATCGGGGCGATTGCGCTTGGCCTCGTCGGCATCGCGGCGGGCGGCTTTCAGCGACTTGTTCAAGCCGTCGACAGCAGACGCCACGCCCTGGTAGTTTTCGCCCAACGCATAGCCGTTCTCGCCCTGGGCGTACAGCCCGCGGAATTGTTCCGGCACCTTGTTGATGTCGTCAACGGTGGGATTCTTGAGGAATTCAAAGTCCATCATGCTCTCCTTCGTGCATCACGCACATTGTGGGCATCGCGCCCGGGTGGTTACAGTGATTGAGAATCTAACGCCGGCGCCGGCGTCCATACAGCCATCGTTTAGCAGACTGGTTCGGCCAGCTCCTCGATTATTCCCCGCGAAGCTTGTCAAGAAGCTCACGCATATCAGCGTCGAGGTGGGTCCGCAGCTGATCCAGGTTGTATTGCTTGCCCGAGGCATCTACGAAGCGATCGAGAGGCAGGCCCTCCCGGAACAGGCGGCCTCGGGTCGGCCCGAGAACGTCGTCTTGGAACTTTGCGCTCTGGTCCTTAAGCCAGCCTTGATAGGTCAGCTCACTTGACACCCGGGAGATGTTGGCCGTGGCCCATGCTTCACGGGTATCCCGCACTGCAGCATTGCGCTCCTTAGCCGACATCTTGGCCCAGCGCTCGCCTGCTTGCTCCTTGGCTTGCGCCCTGAAGTCAATCTCTTGGCGACGGCGGGTGCGGGTATCGGTCACCGCCGCACGGTTCCCGACGATCTGCTCGCCAGCTAGTACCGGGACAATGGTAGACCGGCAATTAGGGTGCGCTGGAGGGCGCGGCCCCTTGTCGAGAGGGTAGACGACGCCGTCCCGAGACCGGCAGACCGGGGAGGTACGCCCGTCCAGGGTGGCAACCCAGCGCACGCCCTCGATGATGTCGGAGTTAGCTTCCCACGTTGCTTGACGGGCATCGGTTGACACCTGGTTGACTGCCGTGCGGACCAGGGTCTCGGCGTCCCGCCGAGTAACCGCCAGCACGCCGTCCGAGTAGTTTGCCGCCCGTGTCCCGCGGATGCGGGTCACGATGTCGGCGTTGGTCTCGCCTGCCAGGATGCCGAGCCGGAGCTGCTGTTCAATGCGCTGGACGTCCCGGGCTGCGAGCTGGTTAAGCCAGCCTTCCAAGGGTATGCCGTTGATGGGCGACCGGGACACAGCCCGCAGCGTGGCCGGAGCTACCATGGCAAAAGAGACCTCGACGGGGATCGAGGTCTGGAGGGCTTGAAGCTCCCATGCGGCCTCCGAAGAGGCAAGTTCTGGCAGGTCCTGGGACAGCTGGCCTCCGACAGCCTGAACAGCAGCTGCACGAGTCAGCCGGATGTCGCGCAGAATCGCATTCAGGCGAGCCTCAGCTGCATCGGTAGGCATGTCCTGGAGCATCGCAATAATCTCGCGCTCGGATGCCTGGAGGAGCTGAATCGCAGTCGCTGCTTCATGGCTGGAAAAGCGCAGAAGCCTGATCTGATGCTTGATAGTGGCGCTCAGCAGGACCTCGTTGGCAGACTGGGCCATATGTTACTCCTCCGGCGGGGTATTGGCCGGGGGCAGGTCGTCCTCGCCGCCGCGGCCACTGCGCCCAGAGAAGAGGTCACCCAGAGATTCCCGGGTCTCGTCTTCCAGGGCTTGGGCGTCGGCATCCAGGTCGAAGTCGTCGGGCAGGACCTTGCGGTCACGCATCGCCGAGAGGAGCGCTTTGCGGGAGATGTCACGCTGTGCGCGCATCTTGAGCAGGGCATCCAGCTCAGCCGCATCGCCCTCAGTGAGGCCTAGGTCATGGTTGAGCACCACGGAGCCGCCCTCTTCGAAGCCAAGCCAGTCAGCCGTATACTGCAGAGCGAGCTCCACGGCGTCCTGGAAGTCCATCACCGTGGCGCCCAGATAGGAGACGGCCTCAGCTGAGTCCAGAGCGCGCCCCGTGGCCGTCTCAGTCCCCGACTTCTTGCGCAGGTACTCCGCCCCGTACGTCGCCATCTGGTTCTCGAGGCTCTCCAGGTCGGTCTGCCCAGCCGCGATCGCTGCACCCGTGTGCTCGACATAGTACCACTTGCCTTCAGCCGCTTCGGTCGTCAGGAAGTTGTTGGGGCCGACCTTTATCTCGTAGTCCGCGGGTACGCCAGCGCCAGCCAGAATGGGGAAGCGGGAGACGGTCAGAACGTTGCGCTGGTCACTGCCGGATTGCCAGTGCGCGACGTTGAGATGCGCCAAGTCAGTCAGCGGAGGCTTGCATTCCATCAACCCGGTGCGCTTGGAGGTGTAGAAGGTCACCAGCGGGATGTAGTTCAGCCCAGTGATGCCTTCCGCCTCAATGGCCCATTCCCCGTCATCCTTGCCCGATTCGCGAGGCGCCCAGAGCTCCCACTTGCCAGGCTCCAGGACGCGAACCCGGGTGACCGTGACTTCTTCCCATCCCCGGCGCTCGGTACTGGCCTCCAGGATGCGGACATGCGTGAGCATCTCCTTGCCGTGGAGGAATTGCGAGTAGGCCGCGATGATGGCTTCCGGGGAGATATTCACCCAGTAAGGGCGAAGCCCGTCGGCGCGGTCATCGGCCAGCGTGCGCGGAGTCCCGTCTTCCCGCGGTTCGGGCGTGGCGTGCTCGATCAGAGCATGGGAGAAGCCCTTGGCCCAGGCTTCGCGGAACCAGGCGCGGCAAAAAGACTGGAGGTTGTTGCCCTGCTGGTCTACGTCCTCCATGAGCTCCACCAAGGGCTCCGGTACGTCCTCGCCGAGAACAATCTGGGTTTCAAAGGGCTTGCCTGCCAGGGTGTTCAGCGTCTGCTCCGTCATGTTGAACAGAGTGGCCCGCGCAAGACGCACTTGGTAGTTCTTCGCCGACTCTGCCTCATAGCGGGGCAGGTAGCTCTCGCCAGCTTCGCGCATGGCTTCGGTGCCCCCCAATAGGGCGTCGATCATCTTCCACCGGGGAAGCATTCGCAAGTAAGCCGAGGACGGGGTAGCGACGCTCGGCTTCTGGGTTGTTGCATTGTTGGCCATCACGGGCTCCCGGATACGAGTTTACAGTATTCTCGCGATGGTAGACTGATCGAGTCCACCCGGGAGCCATCAAGTGCTGGCCCTATGTCGCCAGCCCGATCGGTACGAGCCACGTGACCCAATAGAACCCATCGTCACAAGGGCCAACAATGCCCGAGTCGTCCATGCTCGGGTCCCACTCGATCCGGCCACCGCGCCCGACGACTGTGTGGTTGACCCCGTTGGCAGAGCGCCCTCCCAGGAGGTAGCGGACCGAGGGATTAAGATGCCCCATCAGGGCGAGCAGCTGCTCGAGACTGCACTCATAGAGGACGTCGACCGGCGCGAGCCCCTGAGTGGCGAGATACTGGCGCACCATGCGGTTGAAAGCGACGCCATCCTCGAAGTGGTGCTCTCCGAAGTGTGGCACCTGCGCAGGCTGCAAATCCAGCAGGCATGCGATTGCCGTGCGGTGGCAATCCCCGATGGAGCCCTGCTCGGGGCGATGGTAGTAGAGTTGCTTGACGTAGATCATAGGTCACCTGCGTGGCGTTCGCCCAGGAAGACGGGGAAGCGCGGAGCGTCCTTGGAGCCGATGGGGAAGAACTTATATTTGACAATGCGCCCTAGCCACGACTCACGGGCCGCCCAGATGAGCGCCCTGGTCGCAGCGTCGAAGCCGGTGCCAATGTTAAACTCCACGCCAGCGAAAGGCCCGTTGAGGCCGCGAACCCGCAGCGCGCCCAGCGTGCCCATGCCGATCATGCCGTCCTTCGAGTGGCCGCGCTCGGTCTGCCCGAGGAGCCCCACCTTGGCCTCATTGGAGTTGTGCATCAGTTCCTCGAAGCCGATGACAATGGCCTCAGCGTCAGCAAAGCGCTTCAGCTTGAGCAGGTCCTGGGCATTGACCGTGCCGCGTCCATACTTGTAAGGCGAATGCGGGGAGCGCAGCATGACACCTTCGAAGCCAGCCGCCAAGAGTTCTGCCTCATAGGCGTCGAGCTCTTCCATGGATGTGACGGGCACTTGCTCGACGATACGGGAGCTTCCCGAGCCGGTGGCGATGTCACGGGCGATGGTCAGCCGCTTGGCGTAAGGCAGCTCACGCTCGATGCACCAGTCGAACACATGGAAGATGGCGTCGGGCTCTCCTTCGATCGACATGACGCCGGAGGAGGTCCGCCGGAAGGCATCCTCTGCGGTCGGGTCCCCGACGATCAGCTCGCCATCCAGCCCGTCGAGATGATGCTTGCCGAAGATGGCTTGAATGCGGCGATTGGGGATGGGCTTGAGGTTGCGGGACACGACGACGCCATCGCGGACGATGGCCCGGATGCCGTCCAGCTTAGGGCTCCCAAAGAGCGGGAGGCGCAACTTGGCGAGGTCGGCAGTGCCTGCCAGCATGGGCTTGAATTGAGTCATGACGCAGGAGCCTCCAGGCGAAGGTTGGAGATGACGGAGATGAGGCCGTCATGCTCGTCGATAATGATCCCGCCGTCCTTCGGCTCTGCGCCATCACGAAGTAGGCGAGCGATGCGCTCCAGCTGCTGAGCGGTACGGATGCGGGCGGCCGGACTCGTGACTGTCACAGTAAGCGGGCCGTAATTGGGGAAAGTCATTGCAGGGTCTCCTTTCGGCATGCCCACCACTCGCTGTCCCAGAGACGGCGAATCCAGTACCCGCGCACGACCGATATGGCCGTGAAGATGAGAATGATCTGCAGGTTCTGGGAGTGGGAGATGTGAATGTCGTACAGCGGGAACACGATCAGCTGGCAAGCGTAGCTCAGGACGAAGCCGACGACCGTGCTGGTGACTGCCTCTGTGAGAGAGGCGCGTCTGCTCTGGCGACGCAGCTCGGCCTCCGTGGTATCGCTGGCCGTGCGTCGATCGAAGTGCTCCGGCTCAGGCTTCTGGCGCCGGCCCAGTATCAGCTCCGCCATGGCTGCGGCGTCCGCCTCGGCCTCCTGCGGGGTCAGGCCTCTCCCCTCCCCGCCGTCAGGCCGCATGCACCACCAGACGCCGTTGCGCTGGAAGGTCCCTTCTATCGTCATCGTATCGCTCCAATCATAAGTAAAACGGGCGCCGAGATGACGCCCGATAAGGGATATAGTACAGAGGGAGGCTATTCGTGGGATGCCAGCAAATGAAGGGCGTCGCGCATGCCTATCTCGAAGTGGGTCGGGTCGAGGGCCATGCCGGCCTCGTACTCCTGCCACAACCGAGCGACTTCGTTGTGCGTGACTCCCGTCAGCCGCAGCGAATCGCATACATAGTCGAAGCCTTCCTGATAACGCCAGCGGTTCCTGGCGTCGCGGCGCTTCTTCGCGCCCCGCACCAGCGCCCTCCAGGCGACCCAGGTCAGCACGAAGAGGCTCGCCCAGGCTAGGAGGTTCATAGGGTCTCCCGGGAGCGCTGTGGGCCCATCTGGACGATCCGGGGAGGACCGCCGACAATCTCCACGAGAAGCTCACCCTCTTGCAGCTCCGGCTTCCAGATAGCCGGCTGCGGGTATAGGGAGACGGGGACATAGACGTCGACCTCCTGGAAGGCGCGGCGCCATTGCAGCTCTCCGCCCACCAAGACCTCCATCTCATATTGAGCGGTGCACTCGTTATAGCGGATTTTCATTGACCCACCTCCCCGAGTTCGCGGCGGTAAGAGCGAATGACACTGAGCCCCACGCTGACCTCTGCCTCGGAGGCTTCCCCGGTCAGGAACTTCCCATGCAGGCGGTAGTCGAGCTCGGCCACGGCGTCGATCTTCGCAGCCAGCCGGCGGTCTTCCAAGTTGAGGCAAGGCGTCACGTCCTCAGGAAACACCATGACCGGGTTGCGCCGCTCATCGTAGGCGATCAGCGCCACCAGAGGCCGGTTGGTTGGCTCGAATTGTGGGCCATCCTCGTCGTAGCGGGTGATGCCCTCTTGAGCGTTGCGCCAACCCACGAAGACGCCCTCTACGGCTACGGCGTGCTTGTCGGGACCTTTGGACCACTGCAGCACTTGGCGACCCATCTCGCGGCGGGAGGGGCCATAGCGCTCGGCGGTGCCGCCTTGCACATAGCTCGCCTTGGCGATATGGGTAAAGGTGACGCGCTGGCCGAGCTCGAGCTCAGGGCGCGAGGAGACTGGAATTGCTTTGGTCATGGTCATGCCCCATAGAAGAGAGGATCGCGGGCCGGAGGGACGTACCCGGGCTCGAGGATGGCACGCAGCTGAGGCACCTCGAAGATGAGGACCTGCAGGCCTCCATTGGGGGCCGCGCAATGGGCTTGGATCGCCGCGTGAGCCGGCCCGCGGTTGTCGGCCGTCGGCGCTTTGCCGATGACCATCACCGGGACGCCCATGTGCATGAAGACGGCTCCAGAGGGGAAGTTGGCTTCAAGCCAAGCGTTCTCTGCGCGCCAGATGACCGTGCGGTGGACCCAGCGCTCGCGCTGGAGGTCGGAGATGGGCGCATCGGTGTAGCGGGTTGCGCGTGCAGTGAGGCGGTCAAGGCACTCCTGGCGCTCCTCGTCGGTAAGAGGGTGCTCCTGGTACGGCTCCAGGCGGCGGGGGTCTATCGTGTGCATGGGTTTCTCCAAGGTTAATAGGCACGTTGACAATGTACCGAGGAGAGGGGCCTGCTTTCAGCCCTTATTCCGAGCAAAAGAAAAGGCCCGCGCAGGGCGGGCCTTGGGGGTGCAGGCGTGAGGCCATCAACCTCGTCTCCCAGGGGATGAGCCTGGGCGCGTGTCTCCCTCCACGGGAGCCGCATCCTACACGGTGGTGAGAGGTAGACACCGCTGCTAGAGGCAGGCCAACGGGCTGTCGGCCCGCCTCAAGTCTAACGCTGTCTCACCGGTCAGCGCGTCGAAGTGTAGAGAGATGATAGCCCAGGCGATCTGGGCTGAATGCCATCGTTAGAACGAGCCGCTGCGAATCGACTTGCGCTTGAAGCGGGCGCGGTACCGGCTTTCGTCCCCGATGTGGTCCTCAGCGTCGGTGTCCACGTCGTCCAGGTCCTTGTCGCTGCGCGGCAGGCTCGGGAAAGTGCGCAAGAAGTGCGGGCACCGCTCACCCACCACGAAAAGACCGGGCTGCTCACGAGGCCCTTGCCGCGGCTCGCCCTCTTCATCCAGGTTGAGCACGCCATTCAGCAGCGAGCGGAGCTTCATCCAGCCCTGCTTGCGCGAGCCGGGTCCCTTGTCAGCCTTCTCCCACTTGATCCCTTTGGCCTCCATATCCTTGGCGATGCAGACCCCGTTCTCCTCGTCAAAGATCGAGGTGTCAGCAGGTCCGGGCTTGACACGGCCGGCAAAGCCCAGGGCCATCTCACGCATCTTGATCCCCTCGGCAATATCGCCAGCCAGCATGCGGAGGCCTTTATTCTCCTCCCCTTTGCGGCAGCCATACCACTCGCCCACGCGGAAGAGGTCTCCTGGCACAGTGCGAAGGATTCGGCCGCCGGGTAGCGTGACGTCGGACCCATCGGACTCAGCCCACCAGCCGACAGAGAAGGGCTTCGAGGAGCCCCAGTCGAAGGACCGGTCGATGACCCAGGTCCGAGGGATGGGGAAGTAGGGCACCACGTGCTTGCTCGTGTCCCACAGGTCGTCGAACATGCCGCCCGACGTGATGTCCCAGCTACCTTGCAGCCAAGCCTCGACCTGGGCAGGGTTCGCTGCGGCAGCCCGGATGCGGGAGATGTAGTCAGGGTCGGCGTCCAGGAGGATACGGTTCTCGTGGATGTTCCCGTGGATCGCCACGCGGTCCGGCTCGCCGGGCGTCTTGATGATCTTCCCGCGCATCTGCGGGAGCTGGAAGCGCGACTTGACCCAGTTATGGCCCTTGCCGTAGGGGTTCGTCGTGGCGCGGACTTTACGAGGCATGCCCGGGACAGTCGAGCGGCAGCAGGAGAACATCAGCTGATAGCACGTACCGGTCGCCCAGTTGGTCAGCTCTTCCCAGCCAATCCAGGGATAGGCGTGGCCGTGATAGTTGTCATAGTCCGAGGGCTTCGACATATAGCGGAGCAGGAGCTGCTCGCCGCTGGGGAAGGTCCAGGTGTAATCCCCCTCGTTGAACTTGGCACCCGGGAACCAGAGCTTGAACCAGGCCCTGGACTTCGCCACCACGTCGGAGAGCTGCTTGTAGGTCTCTCGGAAGAGTATGCCTCGCCAGTGCGCGCCCCAGCCTTGCCCGACGTGCTGGCAGAAGTCCGCCAGCAGGGCGTCGGTCTTGCCGGGGCCGCGGGTGCCTTCGTATAGGGTCTCGAAGATGGGCGAGGTCATGAAGATGACCTGTGAGCCCGCCTGCGGAATCCAGGGCCGCACGATGCGCGTGCCTGGTGATGTGGGTGCTTTGACTCTCATGGGTTCCTCAGACAGCCCGGTCGATGCCGATGAGCCGATCGAAGCGCGTCGTAAAGCGCTTGGTCCAATACTCCATCGAAGAGGTGAACTCCTTGTGGATATTGAACGGCTGCACGATGTCGCGGATGACGAAATACTGGAGCTCAGTAGCACGCCAGCCCAGGGTCACCTCCAGGAGGCGCCCTGCCGGGTCGCGGACCACATAGTGCAGGATGGGCTCGCCCTCGTCCAGGTAGATGACCTCGACGACCGCATGATCGGGGTGAAGCCGGTGCCACTCGACAGAGTTCTCGTGACAGCGGAAGTTGAAAAGACCCCGCTCGGGCAGAACCTGAGCGGGGGTGTAGTTGGCCCGCAAGTACGCAGCCAGGTTGGAGTTGATGCGCCCCCGGGCGCGACGGCGGAGCCATTGCAGCATGCTTTATCCTCCAACCCGCTCAAGCTCATGGGCTTGACGGGAAAGACCTTCGAGATGAGCCGCCTCGTTGAAGAAGGCTTGGCTGTCGTAGGCGAGAGCATAGCCGTCTTCTTGGCGGGCATGATTCGCGGCCTTCATGCCTTCAAGACGCGCAAGAGAAGCCGCGATCTGGGCTTGCAGAGCCACGAGGTAGGGCGAGCTCATTACCGGCCTCCCTGAGCCCGCTCGCGGCGTTCAGCGCAGTGCAGAGTCAGCCCATAGCCCAGGGCCAAGCGGCGCGGGTCAACCTCTTCGCCACACCCACAAGCGCACTCTCCATCTTCGCGCGGAGGGACCTTCTGGGCCGCAGCACGCCGGCGATGTTCGGCCAGTGCGTCCTCGTTGTGGAGGGCCTCTTCAGCAGAGGCGCGGTCCGCGGGGTCGGGGTGGTGGGTTGCAATCGTGTTTTCCATGTAAAGCTCCAAAGGGTTAGGTATTGTCGTCGCCAGTATTCCCGGCATACTTCGCTTGCTGCTCGCGTGCCGCCTTGGCCCAGGCCTCTGGGTCCACCGGAGCAGGTACCACCAAGACGCCCGTTGTGCCCTCCCCGAAGCCGTGCTCCACCTTGTGGTTGTCGCGGTACTTCTCGGGTTTGCTCCCCTTGAGGAGCAAGGCCATCAACTGGTCGCTGTACTTGCGCACCGTCAGCGTCTTCTCTTCACCAGTCTCGGCGTCCGTGATTCGCGTGGGCAGGCCTTGATAGATGACCGGCTCATCGTACCCCGTGACAGCGCGGCGGTGAGCCTCTGCTTCAATGCGGTCGGCGGCCTCGGAGACCGCCATGTCGTAGAGAGTGGAGAACCACTCGTCCTCCTTGCGCCAATAGCCATTAACCAGGCCGCGGGATACCTTCGCCGCCTCGATGCCATCCAGGACGATGCCCCGAATCGCAAAGGCTCGCAGGAACGCCACTTGCCTGGAAAGGGACAGGCGCTGCGGACCGGTTAGCCCTTCGAAGTCCCCCTCTTCAATTGTCAGCTCGGACACAGGGCCCCGCGCCATCAGGGCCTCCTTCTCAATATCAGTCAATGTGCGCTTTGCCATCACGGCCTCCATAGCGAGTAATACATCTGCTGAGCAGTGTACGCCGGCGAGGGCAGACGAGGAACCAACGTCGTTGGGGAGCTCGCACGTGCGCGCAGGGTTCCAGTCATGGGCTCTTGTTGGCGCAAAAAATCGTGAGGCATCAAGGGGCCATAATACTGGGCGTGCTGTTGTCTCCCTCATACCGCGCTCCGGCCCGGATTCGGCCACCGCCACCGCACGCTTCCCCTACGGCGTTCCCTCTCCACGAGAGAGTTGCCCTAGTTGCACTAGTTGCTCCAGTCGATTTAGTTGCCCTAGTTGCCCTCAAAAGCCTGTTTTTCCAGGAATTTCCAGTTGTTTTAGTTAATATAAACCTATATAAACCTTTATTATTAAAGGTCTATATTAAAAAATATAATAAAAACAATAACTTAAGACATAAATACAGAGCTACGAACCTACTAAGGCAAACAGTCGCACAGGAAAAGCCGAGGAGGAAAAAGTCGATATTATTTTCCTGGTAGAATACCGAGCTCAAGGCTCGTCATGCCTCGTTCAGGCTTAAGTCCTTGATTCTAAACGGTTTCATGGTATAGACCTGATACTTTAAGGGGCTTCGTACCCTTATGCGTGCCTCCCTCCGCCTCAACAAGGGGCGCCGCGTACGAGCCTCCTAAAACGACGTCGCCCTGGGCCCGGGAAGCGAGACCGTGGCCGACTAAGGCGCATAAAAAAGGGGCTCCGAAGAGCCCCTGATCTACTGCCTGCCGCTATCAGTCGAAGGCGTCCTTCGGCCATTCAACTGAGCTGCCGAAGCGCTGCTCCATCATCTCGCGGCACCGCGCCAAAGACGGAATCTTGGATGCGGATGCCCTGCCGAGCCTATCGACCTTGACTGTGTAGTCCGTGTCGTCCGGCTTCACCTGAGCATTGAGAATCTCGCCGTTTGTGAGCTTGCCCATGCGCATCCCGAAAGCGACAGGGTCCGCAGGCCGGTAGACCCGCTGCTCCTTGGCGAATTCCAGATAGTCTGCCCGCAGGTGCTCCTTGATGATCGTGATGGTGCCCTCATGCCAATCACCTTTGGCATTCGGCAGCATCCCGTCAAGCAGCTTGTTGTACCACCAGCGCTCGATGTCATCCATCGTCATGACCTTCTGATCTACGAGCGCCTTGGTGGCGGGCACGTTGTCACGCGGAGCCCACTGACCAAGAGGCCTGAGCAGCAGGTCATACAGCATGGCCTCCAGTCCGCCCTCCTTGTACATCTGATCGTTGACACGTGCGAAGAACGCCTTGTCGCCGCGCCGTGACGAGTTGACTTGGAAGACGGCAAAGCGGCGCTCTCCATCCAGGCCTGCTGGCACGACCCAATCACCGTTGGCGGCCATGATGATATGGACGTGGTTCTTGCCCATGATCGCGTCGCGGCCCTTGCCTTCATATGCGATTGTCGGCTCGGTGACCAACTGCTTGAGCTTCGCCTCGCCTGCCTTATCGCCCGCCCAGAAGGCCTCGTCCGCGAACAAGCAGATGCAGTTCTGCAGGTGCGAGTTGAAGCGGCCGACGAGGTGTTCCGGCGAGCTGATGTGAAGACCGTGGCTTCCGGCCAGTGCTGCGGCAGCACGGCCTAGCGTGCCCTTGCCGGTACCCTTCTCGCCCTTGAAGCACATCGCCACCTCGGCGGCCCGTGACGGGTGCTGCACCATGTAGGCGAGCCAGTCCACCACGTATTCATAATGCGCCTCGTCGCGGTCGACCAAGACCTCGCGGATGAGCTGCTGCATGAGAGACCAGTCGCCCTTGCGGGGTTGGACTGCCCAGCCACGCCACAGGTTCAGCCATCCGTCATGGTCCCTCTCGGGGTCGAAGATGATGCCGTCGTATTGGCGCCGCTGAGCGGACCGAATCCACATAGCTGACTTGGTGACGAGCTTATCCCCGAATTCCACGAGCTGGTTGCAATAGAGGTTCTCAAAGTCCTCCTTGGTGGAGCGCTGAAAGAACGGCCGCTTGAGCACGGGGTCCATCTTCTCGGTGAAGATGCGGAACTTGCCGCCCTCCATCACGACGCAATGCTGCTCGTTCATCTCCTCGAGCACGGCGTCTTTACCCGACGCCTGCGGCTCAGCCCGTAGGACAGCATCGTCAACACCGTGGCCGAGTTCAGCGGAGTCCTCGTAGACCTCGAAGTCGTCCTCAGGCTTGGTGCGGGCAACTTCACCGCCGACCGCTTGGACGACCTTGTGGAGGTACTTGACCGTGACAGGGCGGCCACCGCGACCCGCCGTGGCGTGGAGAGAGTCCCACCGACGACCGATAATCCAACCGTCATCCATGTAGTCCGGGTCTTGCGTGGACCACTCGATGAATTCCTGCCGGCCTTCGCCATTCGTCGCGTGGTGGCACGCCATCATCAGGTCGCGCCATGTGTCATGGTCGCGGAAGTCCTCAGGGTCTAGCTGCTCGAGCGTCTCGACGAGCATCTCGGGGGTGAGCTCACCCAGGCCGGCTGCCTCCCCGTGGGCACGAGTAGGCCGACGGATGAGCCGCAGTAGAGTGCTCGGGAGCTCGGGAATCTCGTCCAGGGATGGTGCGAAGTCGTCCCACGTGTAATGGCTTCCGTTCGGGTGCACCGATCCGGCGGCAACAACTTGGCGGCCGAGCGACTTGAACTCAACGCCCTGATAGTCTTCGAGGGAGTCGAGCAGAGACACGTCGACCGGCTTGGAGAACCAGTAATGATGGCCTCCGGAGCCCGTGATCGTATGAGGCGCAGAGGAGAGGTCCAGACCGACGTCTTTGACGAGTTCCGCGAGGGAGTCGCGGCCTTCAGGGAAGTTGCGGGGGTCCACGTCCAGCACCATGATCGACGCGGGCAAACGGATGCCAACGTTGATACCTTGACGGTCGGCCAGCTCGATGACGCCGTGGGAGTCATAGTCGCGGGCTTGCCATGCGCCGTCTCGGGGCGTCTTGCCACGTGGGCGCCCCTTGCCATCGACGGCATTCCAGACTTGCAGGGGAATCAGCTGCAAGCCTGCCTTAATATAGGCTTGCATGTCATACGTGCGAGGGCGCTTATTGGATGTCGTGGTTTTACTCACTTGTCCGCCTCCTGCTGGGTGGCGGCGAGACGTGCCTTGGCCTCATCCAGCAGAGCGCGGTGAGCGTCGGCCTCGGTAACAGTAGTCGGGTAGGGGTGCTCACTGCGCAGCTCCTCGAGCTTGACCCTGATGGCCCGCTTGTGCTCGTCGGAGATACGGAGTGAGACCTGATGACAAAGCGTCATGGCGGTCTCCTTCGTGTCCAGGTAAATATCAGAACTCGATAATAGCCGGCATGCAATGCGTCCGAGACCGCTGAACGCATTGCATCTCTAATAAAGGCTCGTAGGCTCATATCGGAAGCTCCATCGAATTCGTACGACGGCTCAAAACGCAGTGCAGAGGGAGTACACTGACAACTCCTCAACCACAACCTTCCCGAAGGAGCTACACCATGGACATAAATGAATTCCTCTCCAAGACCCTGGAGAATCAGCGCACTGCCAACTCCCTGCTGGAGCGCATCGCCGAGGGTGTCGAAGACCTCGTCGCCAAGGGCGTGCATGTCACCAACTTCACCCTCCCCGAGAACTTCGAGCTGAAGGCTGTCGGCGATATTGTCCACGCCACCGGCGAGGCTGCTGCGGCCACCGATGAGGACGAAGCGGAAGCCAAGGCGAAGGCTGAAGCGGAAGCCAAGGCCAAGAAGAAAGCCGAGGCTGAAGCCAAGGCCAAGGCTGAAGCGGAAGCCGAAGCCAAGGCGAAGGCAGAGGCAGAGGCGAAGGCCAAGGCCGAAGCGGAACCCAGCAGCAAGAAGTACACGGCCGACGATGCTCGCAAGGCGCTGAAGACCTTCGCCGCCATCGAGGGCAACGAAGCTGCGATGGCTCTGCTGGAAAGCATGGGCGTCGCGTCCATCAGCGAGCTGGCCGAGAAGGGCTCCGATGCCATCGGCGAGCTGATCGAGAAGGTGGGCAAGTAATGGCGGGCGCCAGCCTGCCGGCCGATGCTGCCCAGCTTTGCCTGTGGCGCACCGGGCTTTCGGCCCCGACGGTCTTCGTGGTGGAAACCAAGGAGGCCAATAAGGTTCAGCAGGACTTCGCCGATGGTGTGGAGCTGCTGGAGTTCCAATCGTACCCGGATGGCTCTGGTCGCCGCTCTCGCTCGGTCGTTAAGACCGAGGCGCTGGATGCGGTGACTTCGGAATACGCCACCATCCGGCTGACAGGAGTCATGCCCAATGGCTAAGTTCGTTTGCTTCCCTACAAACCCTCAAGACCCGGACAGTAAGCCCGTGTATATCAACCCTGAGCTCGTATCTGCGGTGCAACCAGCCAACCGGCAAGGCGCCTCCAAAGTATACACTGGCGGCGGGGAAGATGACTGCTGGCTGGTAAATGGCTCTGTCGAAGAAGTCTTGACCAAGCTCGGAGATTCCTCGTATGCCTAGCGCCCATGCCCGCCGTAACGCGTCGGGCTCCAAGCGCTGGATGAACTGCCTCGGGTCCCTTCAGCTGTCTGAAGGGCGCCCTAATAACTCCTCCGAGGCAGCTCGCCTTGGTACTGCTGCCCACGCTCTCGGGGAGGCTTGCCTCCTCGATGGCAGTGAGGCGTGGGAGTGGCTTGGCGGCACCATCCAGCTCGACGAGCACGAAAACGCGACCGTCTACCGTCCACCAAGCCCGGTCAACCCCGAGACGGGTGATCGCACCGTGGTTGTGCCGGTCCATACATCCGAATCCGCTGACCTCGAACCGAAGGCCGGCGAATACCCCATTGACGCCGATATGACGGATGCTGTCCAGGTCTACTTGGACACCGTGCGCCAAGAGGTCGAGCGCCTCGGGGATATGGCTGAGCTCTCGATTGAGAGGCAGTTCTCGCTCAATTGGCTCGTGGGCTACGATTGGGACGAAGCCAAGATCGACGAAGATGGGGTCGAGCGGTCCCCCAACGGGTTGTGGCTTGATCCCGACGGAGTGATCCGCAATCCCGATGGCACCGCGTCCATGGGGCCCATGTTCGGCACCAATGACGCCTCGGTCTTCCTGCCCTTCGATCATCTGACTGTCTTGGACTACAAGCACGGCCAGGGCGTCGGGGTCGACGTCTGCTATCGCGAGGAGGTGGCGGACCCACGCTCTGGCGAGGTGATGACCGTCGAGAACGGGAACGAGCAGGAGCTCTACTACGCCTTGGGCGCGGCCCGGGATGTGGGCTGGGCCTTTGAGACGTTGGACCTCGTGATCGTACAGCCGCGGCACCGCCACTCGGAGGGCAGTGTCCGGCGCTGGTCCACTACTAAGGCCTATCTTCGGGAATTCGAGACGCGTTTGCGGGAAGCCGCGATCGCTGTCGAGAAGCCCAATCAACCGCTCAAGGCTGGCGACTGGTGCACCTTCTGTCCGGCTGCTGCAGTATGCCCTGAGCTCCGGGAGGAGGCGTTCCGTGTGGCGTCCCTCGAATTCGCTCAAGACTGGGGGGAGGACGACTCAGTGGCTACATCATCTGCCGAGACTAGTGACGAGGACCTCGCCCTCCGTATGCGGGCAATCCCATTGCTGGACATATTCATCAAGAGCGCCAAGGCCGAGGCGATCCGCCGGCTCTCCGAGTCCGAGACTGGCGAGGCCTGCTTCGGCAAGCTGGTCCGGGGCAAGGCAAATCGCGCCTTCCGCAAGGACCTGCAGAAAGTCGACGAGGAGGGCAACCCCGTCCTGGACAGTGACGGCAATCCCGTCTACGTCGATCCGTTCGAGGAGCTTGAGAAGGCAGGCCTACCCAAAGCCCTGCTCTACCAAGAGCCGAAGCCGAAGTCCCCGGCACAGGTCGAGAAGGTTCGCCCACCTGAGCTGATGGCCCGTCTTAAGGCCGAAGGCGTGAAAGCCCCTGCGGCGTACATCAAGGGGCTGGTGGCGCAATTCTCGCACAAGCCGGAGGGCAAGATTACCATCGCCCCGCTGGATGATCCACGCGATGCCGTGGTGCCCTCGGTCGCGGCAGCGGACGACTTCGCCGTGGCCGACGACGGCGATTCTGACGATGAATAAGGGCGGCTAGTCCTAAGGGGCCAGAGTACACTAGAGACTCTGGCCCTTTCTATTAACTAGGAGAATCTCCATGACTGAGAAAACGATTGCCCCGCAGGCCGAGCGGCTTGCCCTTATCCAAGAAGAAGCCAGCGAGGTCGGCCACGCTGTCGCGAAGATCGTCCGCCACGGCTTCGAGTCTTCCAACCCCATGCACCCTGGCTCGCCGTCCAATCGGCAGGCCCTAAGCAAGGAGGTCGGGCATTTGCTGCTGGCGTGCGACCTCCTGATGGGTGCGAAGGACGTCGATGCGGCCGATGTGTTCGCGGAATACCGGCGCAAGGCCGAGTCGATCCATAAGTGGCTTCATAACGCGGAGAACTCCGATCTTGCCTTGCAGGTGCTGAAAGCCCGCCCGGAGTCGGACGGCTCCCTGACCATTATCGAGCTGCAGACCCGGCTGAAGGGCCGCGAGAATGTCTCCGCCGAGCAGGCCGAGCGCATCAAGTCGCTGGAAGCCCAAGTCAAACGCTTGACCGAGGCCAATGCCCATCTTTCGCGCGAAAACGGGCAGCTGACGGCGGACATTAACCGCCAAGCCGGCTACATTGATCGGGTGCTTGAAATTGAGCAGCCACAGGACGCGCCAGAGCTCCCCGGTCGCTTCGATGCGCCCAGGACGCTGATCGTCAAAGGCCCTCGCCTCCAAAGCCGCTACGGCGATTCTGGAGCTTCCAGCAACATCCATGACTTCCTCCGCTAAAGGACCTCTCCATATGAATCCGCACCCCGACTCCCTGCTGCGTGAGCCCACTCGCGCAGCGGCACACGACGGCCGCTTCGGCTCCGGCCGTGAGGTGAAGAACCTCGCTGCCCAATCCAAGAAGAACCTTGCTCGTGAGGTCCTCCGTTTGCGCTCGCTCCTGCAAGCCCTAAAGGCCGACCTGCCGCAGCTGGTCAAGCCCGAGTTCCAGCACCGCGAAGCCTTCGCTCTGATGACCTACGTCCAAAAGGGCGTGCCGGAGGGACAAGCCGGTGAGGTGCTCTATGTGTGGAACTCCCGCGACGGCGTGACCCCTTTCACGGTGTTCATCGGTGACAAGGAATTCCAGCACGACCTGTCCGCCATGTCCGGGCCCTTCTATGATGTGCCGGCCTTGGCCACGCACAAATGGGAGACCCGCAGCGACGCCGAGACGCTCGAGGCTTTCCAGCGCACCCTGCAGCAAGCAGTGGACCTCGGGCGCATCTCGGCCACAAAGGCGCTCGATCTGGGTGCAAGCCTCCAGGTCGCCGAGTCCTGGCACTACCGCATCGGCCTGAGGAGCATTGCGACCGGCAACTTCACCGACAAAGATTCCCCGCGGACGATCAAGGAGGGCCTCTGATGTCGGCGCCCTCCATCCGCTACATCGGCGGGGATGAAGCCCACGGCGAGGTCTTTGTCGTAGAGACGAAGGCCCCGAGAGGCTACGAGCTCGGCTCCCATCTCCATAAGCACGCCCACACTTCCATTCTGGTATCCGGTGAAGCAGACGTAACCGTGGCCGGAATCACCAAGCGCTATAGCGGGTATAGCCTGATAACGGTCCCCGCTAACACCACTCACACCGTCAAGGCTGTGACGGATATTGTCTGGCTCTGCCTTTGGTCACGCCAGCATGCTCCGCGCGATGAGGTCGAAGACTCCCTCGCATTGTTTCCTAACTCGGCTTGCCGGGGCTGCCCTGGCGGTTGCGTCCCAACCTAACTCCTGGAGATTCACATGTCCCAAGTATTGAAAGCCCTGCCCTACGGCATCATGGTCGCGAACCTGTTCAAGGCTGGCGCCTCCCAAGCCGAAGAGCTGATCCATGCCGCGATCGGCTTGTCCGGTGAAGCCGGTGAGCTCGCCGACGCGTCCACCATGGACAACATTATCGAGGAGCTGGGCGACGCCGAATTCTACCTCGAAGCCTACCTCCAGCGGCTGGGTAGTTGGTCCCACGAAAGCCTGGAAAAAGCGGCACGCCTCATGGCGTCGGATCAGCCGCGGGTATCTCTCGGCACCGTCACGCACGAGCTCAGCGTCGCGACGTCGGCACTGCTGGATGCGACCAAGAAGGTCTGGGTCTACGGCCGCCCGGTGAGCGACCTGAAGGCCTTCGATGAGCTGGTCTCCATTCGCGTTGTCCTGAACGCAGCCTATGAGCTGCTCGGCGTTCAGCGCCAGGTGGTTTTGGACGCCAATCAAGCGAAGCTCGGCAAGCGCTTCCCTGAAGGCGTCTATTCGGGCGCCGACGCATTGGCTCGTGCTGACAAGAATGGCGGCTGATTCGGCCACGCGTGTGGTGAACATACGCAGGGGCGAGCCGTATGACGTGCTGGTGGATAGGACCTCTTTCTGGGGCAATCCTTTCTATATCGGCGTTGACGGCTCGCGCCAGGAGGTCATCGAGAAGTACCGCCAGATGGTCCTGTCCCGGCCGGACATGATGGCAAGACTTCCCGAGCTGCGTGGGAAGACGCTGGCGTGCTGGTGTAAGCCCAAGATGTGCCATGCTGATGTGCTGGCGCAATTGGCTGACCAGAATGACGGCTAAACCCTAGACCTCGACGGTGTGCCCAGACCGAACTCCTGGGCATCATATTGATTCTGCGAGGTGCTGTGTTGTGTCAGCCTTCGCCTTGGTTGACGACCAAGGGTGCAGCACCAAGCAGGCTCTAGCTAACTCGCTAACTCGTAAACTCGCTATATCGCTATAAGGAGCGCTCTCATGGCAAAAGATACCCGCAAAGTCACCACCCCTAAGTTCCGCGCGAGCTTCGCTTGGGTCTTCAAGCCGCAACCCCCGATGGAAGGCAGTCAGGGTGAACCCAAGTACGGGGTCACGATGCTGTTCGACCAAGCGGCCCAGAAAACCCCGGCCTTCGAGGCCATGAAGAAGCTGGCAGTCGCTGCTGCCCGTGAAAAGTTCGGTGACAAGCTGAAGTCGGATGGCAAAGGCTGGTTCGTCGGCCTGCGTAACCCGCTGCGCGACGGCGCCGAGAAGTCGGAAATGGAAGGCTATGGCGATGGCGTGATCTTCGCCGCTGCGACCACCAAGATGCAGCCCGGACTGGTGGACCAGCGTCTCAACCGCATCATCTCTGACGAGGTGTCGGAAGATGGCTTCTACAGTGGCTGCTATGCCCGGGCCACCGTGACCGCCTACGGCTACGACAAGGCTGGCAACAAGGGCGTGGCTTTCGGTCTGCAGAACGTGCAGAAGCTGGGCGATGACACCGCCTTCAGCGGACGCACCGCAGCAGAAGATGACTTCGAGGCGGCGGATGACGCCTTCGGGGATGACGGCGGCGACGCCGACTTCCTCAAGTAAGCCTCGAGGGGCAGTAAAGAGAAAGGGAGCCTTCGGGCTCCCTTTTTCTTTCCCATCGTTTGGCGAGTCAGGGCTCCCAGGGCGGTAAGGCCAGAGTATGATTCCCTCATACTCACTAACCAGGAGCATCCCATGGCCACATACTGGCTCAGCCCGGCCCCAGCTGTCTGCGATACCTGCGGCACGCCCATCACCTCTACTTTCTTTGACGCCGATACCGGCCGCGGCTGGGCGTGCATGTGCCCGTCTTGTCAGACCCTCGGCCCGGGCAAGGGCCTCGTGGGCCCCGGGCGCGGACAGAAGTATGAGAAGCAAGCCGACGGCCGTTGGCTCAAGACCGCGGGCTGACTGTGACGACGTGGCAGTGGCACACCCTCATCGAAGAGTCCGGCTTCCAATTCTGCAAAGCGCGGGACGGCTGGGCGCTATTCGACGAGGATAATAGACAAGAGGTCCCCGGCACGTGGGGGCGTACCAAGGGCGACGCTGTGTGGCTCGCCGTAACCGCTTTGGGCTTGAAGGAGAATGACAATGGATGACGCTCGTAGGGAGAAGCTTATCTCCCGCCTTAAGAAGTGCCTCGCTCTTTCCGCGTCGCCGGAGCCGCACGAGGCAGCTGCAGCGCTTCGGCAGGCGCAGAAACTCATGGACTCGCTTGACCTCACCGAGGCCGATCTACTAGGCCTGGAGATGGCTGAAGCGGTCGTCAAGACGCGCGAAGGCTTCGGCGCTTGCCGAACCATGAACTTCTTGACTTCCATTATCATGGAAGCGTTCGGGGTCGAGGTGATCTACCAGCGGAACCCCGGCACCGCCAATCGGCTTAATGTCTGCTATATCGGACCCCGAGACCGCGTACTGCTGGCCGAGTACTCCCACCGAGTGGTCTGGCGGGCCATGCAGACGTCATGGGACACCGTGCTCCTCAAGTGGCCCCTACTCAAAGGCGAAGCCGGCAAGCGCCAGGCCTTCCATATAGGCTGGCTCTGCGGCGTCAAGGAGAAAGTCAGTGCCCTTATGGTCTCTGAGGAGGAGTCCCGCGCGGTCAATGCCTATATCAGCAAGAAGTTCGGCGAGCTGGTCCCTGGCAAGGAGGTGAAGCAGAAGCCCCTCAATGCCGCCGCGTATTACGCCGGCATGGAAGCCGCGCAGGACTTCGAGCTCTATCGCCCTGTTGAGGAGCAGGCCCTTGCTCTCGAGCATAAAGGAGAAGTGTGATGCTGACCGGTCAGCCCTCAATCTTGCGTCGCCTATGGTGGCTCCTGCTCACGGGAGACTTTCGCTCCCCGCTGCGACATATACCGGAGGGGCGCCCCTTCAGGGTCATCCGAATCGGCCACCGGTTTGACGTCCAGGAGATTCCAACTCAAGTCAATCCGAGCTCCCCGAAGAAGTTCGCGGCGGGGGTTCGGGTCCGGGTTCGGGATACTGCTGGCTTCAACCGCGGCGCCCGCGGCACGGTCTCCTACCACGCCCCGGATGATCGGGTGTGGGTGCGACGCGACGGCGCTGGTTCAGACTGCTACTTTCACCCCTATGAGCTGGAGGAGCTGTGATGCAGCGAGTCTTCTTGGTCCTCGGCGGGCCTCTCGATGACAAGGCCTTCCGCATTACTAACGGAGCTGGACGCCCGCGGATAGGCTCCGAGGTCGACCTCTGGTGTGCCGCTCTCGATGTCGGTATAGTTGGCCCTGAGGAGGAGTTCCTCTACACCGTCCGTAAGGTGCCGCGTACGCATGAGCCGCTGATGATCCCGACCTACGTGCTAGTGCACCCCAGCGTCCCCGACGATGAGATTGTGTGGAGGACTTTCCTGTCAACTATTAAGGCTTTCGCTTCGCAGGTGATCCAATGACAACTAAACCCCGCTGCAAAGACCACGGCATCGAGATGCCGTGCCACCTCTGCCTTCATAAGGCATGGCCCGTGCGAGACATCAGAGCCGTGGCCGACTTCGCCGGGAGCCCGGTGAACGGTCCTGATGGGCTTATCCCTGGCGTGGAGTATATCGCCCTCAGTGAAGCCGTTCGGCAGATAGGCCGGAAGATGCGCGACCTGGAGGCCATCCGGCTGGAGCTGTTCAAGCCCTTTTACACTGCCCGCAAGCGTCTCCGCGGTGAGGCCTTCTCTCTGTCGGTGCTGGAAGTCGGCAAGGTAGAGCAGGCCGCGAACTACCTAGCGCAGAAGAGGCCGATGGACCAGGTATCTGACCCCATTGTCAAGCTGTTCATGCAAACGATCGAGGAGGATGAATCGTCATGGTGACCATCACGAGCTACAACCGGAAGCGCCGCTACCCAGACTGGCGAGACCCTCCTGTCAGCTGTGATTGCTGCCATTCTCAGCAGGTGTCTTTCCGTAGTCACGACGTCCTCTATGGTGGCAAAGAGTACGGCGATTGGCCCTATATCTACTATTGCGAGGAGTGCGAGGCCTCGGTCGGGTGTCATCCCTTTTCCATATACCCGCTCGGGATAATGGCGGACTCGGCCACGCGCTCCGCACGAGCGACTCTTCATGCGATCATGGACCCGATGTGGAAGTCCGGGCAGTATGAGCGCGGGGAGCTCTACGCCAAGATGGCGGAGCTGCTGGGCTTGCCGAAGGGCGTCCGATTCCACACCGGGAACCTCTCGCTGGCGGGGTGCCACGCGGCTTGCTCAGCCCTGCGGACTCTGCAGACGGTGGATGACTTTGCGGACCCCGCATAGTAATATGGGACATTAGGCGGCTTATGGTCGCCTTCTATCTATTGGAGGAACCGAATGCCTGTATTGGATGCTATTGAGTTCGGCAAGGATCGGAAATATCGGCTAGCGCAGACGGAGGGAGCTCTCGACGCCCCCACTGCGCAGCCGATAGCAGAGCCGCCGTTCAAGCGCAAGTGGAGCCACGTAAACCCCCCTAAAGCCACGATCGACTTTGAAACCAGGTCGGCGTGCTCAATTAAGGACTGCGGGTCGTGGCGCTACTCACTCGACCCGACCACCGAGGTCATGTGCCTCGCCTTTCGCTTGCCGAGCTGGGAGCATGGGCGCACTGCCCTATGGCACCCAGCCTTCCCGGACTTCGGGATTGAAGAAGCCGACTGCCCAGAGCTGGCAGAGCTCTTTGATTGGATTGCGGGCGGGCATCTCGTAGAAGCGCATAACGCATGGTTCGAGCGAGGCATCTGGACCAACATCATGGCGCCCCAGTATGGTTGGCCCTTGATAGGCCATACCCAGTGGCGCTGCTCGGCGGCAAAGGCTGCAGCGTACTCCCTGCCGCGCTCTCTCGACGGATGTACTCAGGCGCTCAAGCTGCTCGTCAAGAAGGACACCGAAGGCGCCAAGGTCATGAAGAAGATGGCCAAGCCTCGCAAGCCCCGTAAGCTGGAAGTTAAGCAATGGATCATCGAGCATCTTGGTTGGGACATATCTCGGCGTGGGGCGCATAAAGACATCGTGAAGACGCTGGACTTCTCGGTGGCGACTGTTGAAGACGGCTCTGTCGTCGAGGCGTCTTGGACCGAAGACGGGCAAGTGGAGCAGCGCTCTTTCAAGCTGGGGCTTTTCTGGCACTGCGACGTAGAAATGCTAGAGCGCCTGTGGGCCTACTGCCGCGTGGACGTCTTGGCAGAAGAAGCCGTCTCTGATCGCCTGCGGGACCTCTCGCAGAAAGAGACTCATATGTATCTGATGGACCAGCACATCAACGAGCACGGCTTCCAATTGGATCGCGAAGGCATTGAGGCTGCGCTGGATATTGTCAATTCCATCTATGCAGACCTCAATCAGGAGCTCGTCACCCTTACCGGAGGGCGCGTCGAGAAGGCTACTCAGCGGGCTCGCATGATTGAGTGGTTCAATGATATGGGCTTGCCACTGACGGATACTCAGGGCGGCACAATCGACGAATGGCTCAAGCGGCAAGACCTGAATGCGACCGTGAGGCGCGGTCTGGAGCTCGTCAGGTCACTCGGCCGCTCTAGCACTGCCAAGTTCATAGCCGCGCAAAACTGGGCGGCTCCGGCCACCTGGAGGGTCCACGGCGGGCTCCTATATCACGGCGCCGGCACAGGCCGCTGGTCCGGGTCCGGGGTCCAGCCCCATAACTTCCCGCGCGGCAACATCAAGGACATGGAGCTGGCGTGGGAGGTTATCAAGACCCGTGACGTCAAGCTCATCGAGATGCTCTATGGCGACGTCATGGAGTTCCTGTCGTATTCGCTGCGTGGGATGATCGTGCCATCAGAAGGCCGTCGCCTGATGGTGGCCGACTACGCCGCTATTGAGGCGCGTGTGGTGCTGTGGCTGGCAGGCGACGAGGACGCCCTCGGCGTATTCCGCCGCGGTGAGTGCATCTATATGGCCATGGCGACTGACATCTATGGCAGGCCAATCACTGATAAAGTGAAGCAAGCCGATGAGCGTCAGATGGGCAAGCAAGCCGTGTTGGGCCTCGGCTACCAGATGGGGGCCAAGAAGTTCCGGGCGACACTTGCCGAGAAGTGGGGCATCTTCATCAGCGAGGAATTCGCCGAGGCCATTGTTCAGAAGTACCGCGAGAAGTTCTGGCGGGTCAAGAAGATGTGGTGGGACCAAGAAGCCGCCGCAATGGCAGCGGTCCGGGCGCCGGGACGTACTGTCACCTGCGGCAAAGTCCAGTGGCGGTGCTTCGACGGCTTCCTGCATTGCAAACTGCCGAGCGGTCGCCTGCTGGGGTATTGTGAGCCCCTGCTTGTCAAGAAAAAGACGCCTTGGGGAGATGAGCGCGATTGCTTGACCTATATGGGCGTGGACCCTTATACGAAAAAATGGCGCCGGCAGGACACCTACGGCGGGATGCTCGTCGAGAACATCACCCAAGCCACCGCGCGGGACTTGATGGCTGATGCGATGCTACGCTGCCACGAGCAAGGGACCTACGACGTCATCCTTTCGGTGCATGATGAATTGATCGCTGAATGTGACGAGGACGCAGGCAGCGTCGAAGACTTCGAGATGATGATGGCCCACGCAGAACCCTGGGCCGACGGGTGCCCCGTAGCGGCAGAAGGCTGGACTGGTAAGAGGTACAAAAAATGAGCGAGGTTTATCCATTGCGTCTCCCCAACTTTAAGCACCAGCAACGGGAGTGGGAGGAGCATCGCGACAGCGACGCCCGAGCGCTGCTATGGCAGATGCGGACCGGGAAGACCAAAGCCGCCCTGGACGTGGCGTGCTACCGTTATGACAAGGGTGATATTGACGGCGTGCTGGTATTGGCGCCCAATGGCGTGCATGTTAACTGGATTCGGCGGCAGCTCCCCATCCATATGTGGGAGCGGGTGCCCTATAAGGCCCATGCTTGGCAGGCCAGTGAGGCGCACAAGCCCGGCCACGGTGCAAGCCTCGAGAGGGTCCTCAATTGCCGGGACGGCCTTGCCATTCTCGCAGTCAACTCCGAGTCCATCATCCACGATAAGCCGGCCGCGGTCATAAAGCGGTTCCTGAAGAAGCGGCGGGTGATGCTGATCGTGGACGAGTCGCACGACTTCCGCTCACCTGGGAGCCGCCGGACGAAGCGGGTAAAAGCCCTTAAGAACTATTGCAAGGTGCGGCGCATCCTCACTGGCACCGCGACATCCAACAGCCCGCTGGCCGCTTACAGTCAATTCAACATCTTGGCAGACGGGGCGCTGGGTTTCACGCGGTTCGCCGATTTCGAGATGGAGTTCGCCGTCTACGAGGAGAAGCGGACTCGCGGTGGCAAAACATACAAGGCGCTCAGCTCTTACCGCAACTTGGATGACCTGCAGGGACGCATCGCGGAATGGTCTTCGGTGGTCCTCCGGGAAGACGTTGACGACATGCCCGAGCTGCTTAAAGAAGAGCGTACCGTGGTCCTTCCGGATAGCCTGGTGACGGCGTATCGCACGCTTGTCGAGGAGATGATCGTCGAACTCGAAGACGGCGGCGAAGTCGAAGCCCTGGAAGCCGGCGCCCGTCTCATCAAGCTGCAGCAGATGTTGAGCGGGTGGGTCATTGACGTCGAAGGGCAAGTCCGTGACATGCTCCCCGACGAGGAGAACCCGCGCTTGATCGGGCTGCTCGAAGAGGTGCAAGAGGCCGACCGCAAGTGCATCGTATGGTGCAAGTTCCAAGAGGACATCAAGCGGGTGGTGCGCACACTGGAGAAGGCGGGCAAGAAGTGCGTCCAGTATCATGGCGCTATCCACTCGCAATCCAAGCGGCAGGCGGCTATCGACGCTTTCAACTTGGACCCCTCCGTGGACGTCTTTGTCGGCCAGCCGAAAGCTGGCGGGCAGGGTCTCGACCTCTCGGCAGCAGACTTGATCCTCTGGTACTCCCACACGTTCGACTTGATTGAGCGGGATCAAGCGAATGAGCGGGCCACGCAAATCGGTGGGCGCACTGTGACCCTTGTCGACTTCGTGACTCCCAACTCAGTCGACGAGTACATTCTTGCCAACTTGGAGGCCAAGCGTTCGGTCTCTGACGCCCTGACCGGCAAAGGCCTCCGTGATCGTTTGCTGGCTCTATTACGGACGCAACTGTGATGGGCCCGGCGATGACTGCAAATAACGGTACAGGGCGCAGCATAGCCTGCGATACATTCTCCACATCGACCCTATGCCGGGTCGTTTCCCGGCGGGCCTCCGCTAACCCCCAAGTCTCTGAAGGAGAGCAATCATGATGAATCGTTTTCTGCGCCTCGGCGCTCTGTCTGCTGTGCTGATGTCTGCTGCTGGCGCCGAGGGCGGCGCAGGCGGTGGCGGCGGCGGCGCCGCTCCGGCTCCGGAGCCCAAGGAGCCGAAAGCCCCCGGTGTCGGTGATGTTGCCAAGGAGCTGATCCGCGCCGGCAAGACCAACGAGGAAGTCCTCGCCCAGGTCAAGGAGCAGTTCCCCGAATCCAAGACCTCTATGGCCAGCATCAACTGGTACCGCAACAAGCTGCGCACCGACGGCGAGAATGTCCCGACCGCCCGCGAGCTGAAGGCCGACAGCAAGGCCGAAGAAAAGGCCAAGCGCGAAGCCGAGAAGGCCGAAGCCAAGGCCAAGCGCGAAGCCGAGAAGGCCGAAGCCAAGGCGAAGAAGGACGCCGAGAAAGCCGAAGCCAAGGCGAAGAAGGACGCTGAAAAAGCGGAAGCTAAGGCCAAGGCCGATG